ATTCCGCCCGGATTGGCAGCTCGGGCTATTCCGCCCGGATTGGCAGCTCGGGCGATTCCGCCCGGATTGGCAGCTCGGGCTATTCCGCCCAGATTGGCAGCTCGGGCGATTCCGCCCAGATTGGCAGCTCGGGCGATTCCGCCCAGATTGGCAGCTCGGGCGATTCCGCCCGGATTGGCAGCTCGGGCGATTCCGCCCGGATTGGCAGCTCGGGCGATTCCGCCCGGATTGGCAGCTCGGGCTATTCCGCCCAGATTGGAGCAACGGGTGAAAACGCGGTAATTGCCTGCGCCGGTCAAAACGGAAAAGCTCTTGCTGGTGCAAATGGCGTCATCGCTCTTGCGTGGCTTGACAAAGCAGCAGGGCGCATGCGCATCGCTGTCGGCTATGTTGGCGAAGACCTCAAGCCGGACACTTGGTACGAAATTGAGGAAGGTGAGTTTGTCGAGGTGCCGCAGTAATGAGAGGCGGCCCCCGCAAGGGATTCGGTGGCCCACAGCCCAATTCTGGCCGCCCAAGGCTACACACGGCGCGCCACGTCATCCGCCTGACGCCTGCGCAGTGGGCGCAGTTCGTGGCACTGGGCGGCTCAGGTTGGCTGTAAGGTCAGCTCAACCTGCAAATCAAGGCCCGCGAATCCGCGAAAAACTGAACATCACCAAACCCAAGCCCGGCAGCTAAAAGCGCCGGGCTTTTTCACGTCAGCGCCGCCAACGCCTTCACGTACAACGCCCGCCGCGCCGCCGCCCCGGTCATGCCGCCGTTGATGCGCCGCGTGATCGCGTCAATGTCGCCAGCGTCGGCCAGTTCATTGAGCCCGCGCTGGTGCCAGTACCAAGCTGCTGACATTGCAGCCCACTCTGGCAGCTCCAGCAACTCAGGCGCCAGCTCAAAATCCGGGAACCTGTCGCCGCACGGCAGGCTGCGCAGGCCAGCGGTCACGGCGCGGTAGTTGTCGCGCCCGGTCAACTGTATCAAGCCGCGCCCGCGATACCGCCAGCCGTCGCCACTGGCTTCGTTGCCGTTGCCCATGCGGTTGGCGTAAACCTTGTTGGCAATGTGCTCTGGCTGTCTGGCGTAGCTTGCAGCAGCAGCACGGTCAAAGCGCGTGGGCCATGTCGCCAGCAGTCCCGCCGCCGAATAGTTCAGGTTTTCGACCACGGCAGACAGGCATGCTGATTCGTGTCCAACCTGCGCCAAAAACGCGGCCAGGCGCTGCGGCGTGCCGATGCCGAACACGGCGCAGGCGGCGGTGATCGGGTCAAGCCAGGCGCGGGCGCGGGGCAGGGTTGCGCCCGTGGCCGTAGCCAGAATGTCAGCGGTCAACATCGGCGGCCCCATGCTGTTGCAGCGCCCGCAGGATTGGAATGGCGGCCAAGCTGCCCAGTCGGATGGCGCTCTTTGTTTCGTCGTCGAGCCACGGCAGCGCCACGGCATTATCAGCCACGATTTGCAACACGCCAGGCAGCGCGAGGCCCACGGCTGCGGCTTGCACTGACCATGCTTTCCAGAGCTGTCGCCAGTTTGGAATCAGTTTCATTTGAAAATCCCCATCACGGTCACGACTGCAAAAACAGCAAGCGCGCCAAAAAGCAAAACCCAAGCAATGTCACGCATGAAGTCCGCCTTTCAGGATAAATTGCATGGCGGCGAGAAGGATGGCTGAAATAATCACCCACACCAGTTTGCCAACGCTGCTATTTATTTTTTCAACACTCCCGTTAATCTGGTGTAATTCCTCTTTGATCCCCTTCATTGATTGTTCAAGAAGGGCAATTCGGATGGCGTGATCCTGAGTTTCTTTTTTTATTTCTTGGTCTGTCATTATCATCCTGTGAAATAGCGTTGTATTTATTGCAAATAGAGTATCAGGCCATCACCGACGCAATAGCAGCCCTCATATAAGGCTTGAGCCTCAAGTGACCCGTGGCATTCGGGTGCAAACTATCCGTCCAGTTCGCCGGGTAATTCGTCAAGCTGTTCGGATCGCCCATTTCAACGTCGGAATCAAAATCGCAGAGCGCATCATAAAGCGACGTGTCGCCGCGAATCAGGCCGTTCAGAACCTGGCGTTGCGCCTCATAACCCGCGTTGCCCGTCTGCGCTGAAATCTCAGTGCAAACAATCAGCTTCGCACCCGTCGCACGATAAGCAGCCCAAATCGGTTTAAGCTGATTATTGTAATAATCGGTTGCATTTGCCGCAATTGCAGCAGAATCATTAACGCCAATCAAAACAGATATAATCGCACGGCGCCCGTTTAACTGAGCTTGAGCGGCAATCCGCTGCACATTTGCAAGACGGGTATTGAGACTGGAAATCGTTGACCCAGAAACCGCGAAGTTTCGCATGAACAAGTTTGGAGTGAACTCGCCAGCATTTCCCATCAAAAACGCATAGCTTGATGTAGTCAGTGCCGTTCTGCTGTCGCCCTCTGCGATATAAAAATTATCAAATGTGCCCATCGTCTCGCCGATTAGCGCGACTTTCTGGCGCATCGTGATGACCATTTGCGCAATTTCCGCGTCCGACATATACGTGGGCCAGAAATCAACGAAGCACATTTTCCCCTTGACTGGAGACGTTGATGTTTGCCCGTTGATGCGCAGCAGTCTTGCTACAATACTGGTGAATGCGGTTGTGGCGGTGCTAATTTCAATCTCTTGCAAAAATGCTTGACGAGAATTGGATTTAACCCGAACGCCGACGATTTGCCATCCTTGATTAAGTACATTGATGTTCGTCGTACCAGCATTCGCCGGATTTGTCAGCAGCGCACCAGTCGCTGACACGCCGATACTCAGAGAGTTCGCAGTCGTGCCAAGGGCGGCGTCGGTTTCAGTGACGACAACCTGACCAGCCCCGGCCACGTCATTTTTAAATGCAGCAAAAACCGTAAACTCGGTAAATGTGCGAGTGCCTGGAAACTCTGGCGCGATTACCTGCCCATGCGAACCTGCCGCTGTCGTGTCAATTGCTTGACCTGACATAACAATTCGGTTTTTAAATGCAGCCGTGGTGTTTTTGAAGTGCCAGTTTCTTGCGGTGGCTTCTTCGGAAAATGCGGGGATCGGGTCAGCCAAGTCGTAAAACTGAACCTCATCAATCAGCAAATCAAACGGGACTGTGGCCAATAATCCAGGATAAATGGCAAATGACGTGAAGTTTGCGCCGCTGGCGGTAAAGTCATGGGTTATCGTCCACCACGCCGCATCATCAATTGACAGAGTTTGCAGGCCCGCCGTCAGGTTTCCGTATCGAATATCTTTCGTGCCCTGCCCGGCGTTGAGCTTGACCTTTAGTGCCATCCGATAATTGCCAGCAGGCGGCGTTGCGCTGTAAATCGAAAACGAGTTCGTGACCGCTGCAAATTCCAGCCTGACCGCTGTAGTTCCGACGCCCGACGGGCCAGCGGTATAATTTTTCGTCAGCGTAATTCCGGTCGATGACGTGGCATTGCGAATATCGCCAGTGTTGAGGCTGATAATGTTTCTTGTCGGCTCAGTCGCCGCGCTTGCATTTTTAATGCGCTGGCGGTCGGCTGAAACGTCGTAGCTGTTAATTGAAAACAGCGGGGCCGTGGCATACGGCGTCAGCGCAGCGGAAACGCGCCGCGCAAGTAGCGAAAGTCGTGCGCCGATCCTGAGCATTACGGCACCAAGACCAAAATAATCGAGCGGGCGGCGGTTTGTGCGACTGGCGTTGCAATCGTCCCGCTGCGCAGGCGCAGGTAGCGCACTGACAGCATATCGACCAGCGGGACGATGATAGAGCGGCTGGCGGCTGCGGTGATCGTGTATTCGGTGCCGGTCGCGTCATAAAGCCCGGTGCTCCACGTCACGCCGTCATGGCTGGTTTGCAGCGTGATGTTCGCGGCGTCCCATGCGGCTGGTATGACGATTCGCCCCAGGCGCATCAAGCCCAGGTCAATATCGTCGCTGACGCTTTGGTTGATGGCAATGGTCGCTGTCGTTGTCGTGATTTGACCGGCGGAAACCGGAAATGCGGCGCCGCTATTAGGGATAACTCTTAAATTACCCTGTGTATCGGTGCGCAAATCGCGTGGAAAATTATTTTCGTCTTGAGCGATCATGATTATCTTTTGTTTAAACTGAAATTAATTTACTGCGCAAATAAGCGCACTCGAAAACAAGGCACTGCTCGTAACGCAGCCCCATGCGCGTTTCACCCAAGTCCACTTCTTCCTCGAATTCTTCTTCAACATCGTCGGTGACCTGATAGTAATGGATTCGCGGCACGCCGTCTTCATCGAGTATCCGGTCGCCGTCGGCGGTCATCAGTGGGGCTGCGGCAATGACTGGCGCTTCGCGGGTGATCGTGTCCAGCGCCAGCACGGCCACCCCATCAACAATCTCCACGCGCTCAACATTTTCGACGACGGTTTGCATGCGCGGGCGCTTGATAGCGCGGGTTGCTGTGCGCTTTGTCAGCAGCTTGTCTTCACACCACAGAGCGTAGCGGCTGGCGTCCAGCCCTTCAGCCGCAAACGCGGCGGCCACATCCTGGGCGATGTAGCCGACACTGAGCCGCGCCACGTCTGCGCCTTTTTTTGCCACAGCGTCAGACCATTGAAACACGACGGGCCGGACGCGCTCCCATGCCCGCAGTTCAGCATCCGTCAGTTCGCCGCGCTGGATTTTTTCCCGGCCATCAGAAATGTTAATGGTGTTATTTCCTGCGAAGACTTCAGACCACAGCGAACCGAGTTGGCCTAATTTGACGGTGTTTGTCGTGCCTGGCCGAACGACGGTAGAGACTTGCAAGATCGCCGTTGTCGTGTCGATTGTCGCCACCGTTGTCGAGCCGTTGCGCAGCCGCAAAAGCGATCCCGACGCCGACCGCAAGTCCATTTCTCCAGCGCCAGCGGAAATCACCGGGTCTGTGATATTCGATGACAACAGCAAACCCGTCGAGCCCAAAGTCGCAAGCGTGGTGCTGCCAGCGCGAAACCGGATGTTGTCAGTCGCAGACGCCGACGCCAGCCCCAGCTCGCCGGAATTTGCCAGCACGCTGTTGACAAGCATCCGGCCATTGAAGCGGTTGCGCGGCACTGAACCGGCCTGCCCGAACTCAGTCAGCGAAAGCTGAGCGGTCGGGTGAAACCACGTTTTATTGACCGTGCCACTGGTGCCCGCCAGCAGCGTCAGGCGCGTTTTGTCCGATGCATAGATCTGCCCGTAAGCCTGTGGCGTCGTAAAGTCGTTGGGGTTTACGTCGGTGCCGGTCGTGGACAAGCAGGCGCCCCGGCTCTCGATATGACAGCCGTAGAGCTGGAGCCGGTTGACGCGCCCCAGCTTGATGCGGAATGGCTCCCAAGTCGCAAAGCGGCACGAGAAAAAGCGCATGCCCTGGATGCGTCCAGCAGCGTTCATGCCGCTGATACTCATTGCGGCCCCAGCTGGGTCGGTTGTCGGGTCGCCCGTGGCGTCGTTGCGTCGGTAGCGACTGTGATGGTCGGTCGCGTACAGCGTCAAAGCTGTGCCGGTCACGTCGCTGCAACCAAACGCGCCGCGACCATCAGTGACGGCAGCACCCAGCACTTGATCGTAATAAAGCGCCGGGTCGGCAATTGCGGCAACCGTGGCGCCACTCACTGCAACCGACGCATCACTTGACGCAAGTGTGTAATCCAGCGTCAAAGTATAATCAAGTCGCTGCAAAATAAATACCGTGTCGTCTTCTGCGCTGTATGTCGCTTTTTTGATCGGCGCAACAGCAAGCGACGAACCCATAACACTATCAATATACGCTTCAACAACATCGGCGATATTAATTGCAGTTTCTTGGACGGTGGCGCCGATGCGAATTTCTGTAGATAAAACCCCAACAGTTGCAAACGTGAAAACTACGCCCGCAAGCGTTATCGTTGCGCCCGCAGGTGGAATACTTAAAACTTCAAGGTGCCCGCCGACGGTGTAGCGATAACCGAGAAAATCAAGCCCGGCTTTGGGCTGGCTACCCTGAATTTTCAGGCCAGTCTTTGGGCCATAGGAGTACCACGATTCCATCGTCAGGCCGTCGGCGCCGTTGGTGATTGAGCCGGTCTCAAATGGCACACCAGCGGGATCACTGAATTCTGGCAAATTTGTGCTGCGGGTCACGTCTTGCCACAGGCCAGCTTCGCGCCAGTAGCCGACCGTGTGAATGCCGCTCAAATGCAGCTTGATGCGGCAACCGTTGAAAATCGCCACGTCCCAGTCGGCGCCGTAATTCGTTTTTTCGGTCGCCGGGTCAAATCCATCGGCAGGCCGTGTGAAGTGCAGGTAAACCGCAAAATCTTTGAGCGTGACGTTTTCCGCCTGAACATTCAGGGCGCACGACAATGGCGCATCCTGCGGGTCAATGGCGCTGGCGCGGTACAGCGACCGCGTGCGGATGCGCCGCGTGCCGGTGCCGGTGTATAAAAATCCCGAGTGCGCCGTGTATTTCAGCAGACTGGCATAGCCGTCGCCCGCGCCGATGCCGCAAATGCGAATCGACTTGCGAATGGCCAGCTCGCCATCAGCGCCATCCATGCGAAACACGCCAGGCAGGAACATCGACTTGTTGTTGTCCTCGCAATAGCGCAAACAGGCCAGCATGCCGGTGTTGTTGATCGTGCCAGTGCCCGCCACAATGTCGCCATCAGCCACGCAAAACCACGGCGGGGTGCAGGGGTTGACTGTATCGAGCTTGTCAATCCAGCCCAGCGTGCCCACTGCGTAATTGACCGAAAAGTCAGTCGCGCCGATAAAACCGGGGCCGTTTGGGCCGGCCAGCAAACCGGCGATGCTGGCGATGTTGTCTTGAGTCCATTGCACCGTGCCACCCGCATTGCGCAGGACAAATTTATAGGACTTGGTGCCGTCAAGCCACAGCACGCACTCGCCGCGTGAGTCGAGCACAACGGGGTTGGTGTTTGCGATGGTCAGAGCAGCATCCTGCCAGGTGTCCGTCGGCGTCGTGGTGCCAGCCAGGTACACAGTGAGCGTGCCACCGACAAGCGGCGCGCCCGATGCGCTGGAAAACTGAAATTTTGGGATTTGTGCGATTACGCCGGTCATGGGTGCCTTTATCTGAGGAATGCGTTTAAGCCGACGCCTGCGCCAGTACCCGCAGCGGTTGCCGCAGCAGCGCGGCCCTGGTTGATTTGTTGCGTGAGCTTCATCATGCGCTCCAGCTCGTTTTGCCCGACGGTGATGATTTTGCCGCTGCTGTCTCGCATGATGTTGCCAGCACTGTCAAGCATGGGTTTGTTGCCGGTCAGCAGGATGCGCCCCATTTCATTGCGCACGGTTTCCGGGGTGCTGACGCGGTTCCAAACGCCCGTGGCATACCCAGCGGCCTGGGCCAGGTTCCCACTGGCCGCGCTGGTGACTGCGCCGCTGGCGTCTTTGAGCGCGCTTACATCGAGGTCTCCAGCCCCGTACATGCGCTCAAACGACTTCGACCCCTGCGCCGTGCCCTGTAATTTGCGCAGCACCTTGGTCTTCGCGGCCTCCATCGCAAACTCCCGATACGCCCGCGTGCTGCCAAAAATAGCCTTCAGCTTTTCGGCGATGGCCGGATTTTCGGTCATACCCAGCAACTCGGTGCGACCGCCCTGGCTGCGCCCGATCTTGTCGCGCAAGGCCTCAAATGCGCCGACGCGGTACGCTTCTTGTTCGCTGAGCGTCAGACTTTTCAGGTTTTGCGAGATAGCCGTCTCGCTTTGGGTGATTGACCGCTGGCCAAGTCGCGCCGCGTCCATCAATGCTGCCGGGCCTGCAAAAGCGTTGCGGGCCGATTGGTACAGGCTGGCGCCGGTCGCCGGGTCAATCGTGGCTGCATCAAGTTCAGAAAGCAGTTTTTGCTTTAACCCGATATATGTCTCGCCAAGCTTCGAGTATTTCCCGGTAGCCGTATTCCACTGCTTCTCGATCAAATCATCAAGGCCATTTTTTACGTGATCCAAGTCACGCATCGACCACTGTTTTAAAGTGGGCTGGCCGAGCGGGTTAAGCGGCGCCGCGCCAAGATTCAGAGTAAATGGCTGTAAATCGGAATTGGCAAGTTTTCTGCCAAGCGTAACGCCACCCTCTTTGTCAATTGCCGTGACTATTTTTTGCAGGTTGTCGGATGGGGATATTGTGATTTGCCGGACTTGGTTATAGAGCGGCGCGCTGGCTGCCTTCTGCGCTGCGGTCAAACCCTCCAGCGTCGGTGCCAGCCGCTGCCCACCCGCGCCCAACGCACTCTCAGCAGCAGAAATCAAATTCTTTGCTTCGCCGACTTTGCGACTGTGCAAAAAGTTTGCCGCAGCCTGTTTTGTGCGGCCCGGCAGTGACGCCTGGATGTCCAGCAGCGCCCGTGTGTTCTGACCGGCAGAGTCTGCAATGACGGCATTTGGCCCAAGGCGCTCCAGTCGCGCCGCCGTCTGGGTTGCCGGGTTGATGGCGGCGCTTTGCGCAAGAGTGCCGCTGGCGTCACGCACAATCGCTTCTGCCACTTTTTCGCGTGCGTACTTCGCGGCAGCACGCGGATCAACCCGCGCTCTGAGGTTGCGGGCGCCGCCACGAATTGCCTGCGCAAGTCCAATCGAGCCGCCGCTCGTGACTGCGCCAAGCGCCAGACCGGACGCCGAATCCCTCAATACGCCAGTCGTATCTTCAGCGCGTGAGTTTCCAGCCCCAGCCGCAGCGCCGTAGCCAGCGCCAGTTGCTGCTGACTGCTTGATCTGCGACAGGATTCCGAGCTTCTGCCCAGCCGCTGGAGCCGCAAAAATCTTGAGTGCGCCGAGCGGGGCGGATGCCATTGCTTGCGTAACCCCGCTTGTCCACGGGCGTTCATCGCGGAATGTCTCTTGCGCGCCGCGTGCGAAATCGCGGTTTTCAAGATAGGCGTCTTTGAGGTTCTTGCCTTTCGTCAGCGCGTCGTAAGCGCCACCGACCGCGCCCAGCACCTCGTCGCCGAACCCCATCAGCGGGCCATTGATGACAGACAACGCGCCCTGCAAAGAGCTGTTCGCGTTCTTGCCAGCCTGGTAATCGGGGTTGGTTTTCAGGGCCACACGCCGCGCCGCTGGCGTTCCGGGTCTTGGTGTTGCTGTTGGCGCGGCTGCTGGCTGAAATTTTTTGTACTCAGCCATCAACTCAGCGTCGGTCATCGTTCGATAGTCAACTTGGCCAGAATTTGCCGATGGCATGATCGCACCGGCCACGGCATTCAGGGCGTCAACCACGGGGCGGCTTTCTGGTTTCGTGGTCGACAGGCGGCTTGCAACCTGCTGCCCATATTCAAGCGTGTTCGGAGCGCTGGGGTTGCGCGGGTCGGACACGGCAATACCACGGCGCGCCTTTTCAAGACCGCCCGGCCCGCCGTAGTAGCCCGCCGCCGTCAGCGCGGGATCGCCGCCTGACTGCTTGTCAAGCTGCTTGAGATAACGGATTCCGGCGCGGGCGTTCAGGTGCGGATCGGCAATATCCCAACCCTTATCGGCAACGCTGGCGAACGTGTCCGGGATGATTTGCATGCCGCCCACGGCTCCAGCATTCGAGGTCTTGGTGTTTTTGCCGCCGCCGCTTTCCTGTCGGTAGATTGAGCGCGCCACGTCGGCCAGCTTGCCGGTGACGCCTTCAGCCTCAAGCGCCGCTTCAAATGGTTGCTTGACGCGCTTGTAAGCCGCCATCAGGTCAGCGTCGGTCATTGCGGTGTAGTCGGTCATTTGAGCAACCCCCGACGGCGCATTTCAGCTTCAATGCCAGCGGCTACCGGCTGGCCAACTTGCGGCGCTGCTGGCTGACGCTCGGAAGGTTGCAGCGTGTCGCGATGTTGCGCTGGCACTTCAAGCAAAACCCCTTCAAGTGCCAGCTTTCGGTTCTTGGCCTTCTGCGCAATCACGCCTTCCCCGTCTCCAATTTGCGGGAAATACTGCTTGTCGGCATTGCTGTACTCGCCGTCCGAGATCGCGGCACCAGATTCCCTGCGCAGCACTGCGCTCATAAAGTCGCGCTTGGCCTGGTCGAGCATTTGTTGGTTTCCCGATGATAGCGAATTGATGATGCCGCCGATAATTGGGGCGCGTGACCCGATTACCGACGTTCCAGAACCCTCGGAAGTCAGTTGCTCGATGATTTTGTCAGCTTCGCGCATGCGCGACCCAAACAACAGCGCCTTGCCTTGCCCTTCGTTCAGCGGCTTGCCTTGCTCTCGCTTGATGCGGTTTTCCTCAACCTTCGTGGCATTGAACTCACGGGCGCGGGCGTCAGACAGTCGCGCATTCGCGTCCGGCGTGTCATACCCCTTCTGCTTCCAGTATTGGTCAAGCTGCTGCGCAACAGTGCGCCCCTCTTGGATTTTCTGTTGTACAAATGCAGGGTCGTAAGCAGCAGGCATTCGTGAAACATCGAGCTTATTTGCTTGTGCCGTCTGTCGCGCCGCGTCGTAACTGGGTTGGTCACGGACACCCCCAAGCAACTGCGCCCCGAAAGCCAGCTTTTGCATGGCGCCAGCAATGCGCTCTTTGTCAGCGTCAGCCTGCGCTTTATCGGATTCCGCGAAGCCTTTTTGCAAGCCAGGAATTTTTGAGCCAAGTTGTTGCGCCGCTGCGCCGCTGTAGATTTTCTGACGATCCAGCGTGCCGTCCGGGCTCATGGCCTCAGAGTAAATCTGGTTCAGGCGGTTAGTTTCTTCCAGACCGCGCTGGTGCTCTGCAAGTTTAGCGGCGCCGAGCTGGCCGTCTTGCTGCACTTGCTTGAGCTGCAAGATTTTCGCCATTGCGTTAACCGGCTGGTCAATTTCCGGCGGCCTGACCATGAGTGGGATTTGTGCGTCAATCATCAAATACCCCGTAGCTTGCAAGTTCATTCATTGTGCCCGATCCAGTCATGCCCGCGCCGCCGGTCGGTTTTTGCGGGAAAAGCTGACTCATGAGGCGGTTTTGTTGGTAAGCATTCACGCCCTGACCAATCGCATTGTTCCACGAATTCGCGCTGCCGACATAGCCCGACGCCCGCGCATTGCCGACGCCCTGCTGGCTCTGGCTGATGTTGTTCGCCACGCTCTGACCGGCGGCACTGACTTGATTCGTGGCCTGCTGCCCAGAGCCTGCCAGCCCAGCCAGGCGGTTGTACTGCTGAGTTTGATTGTTGTTAAAGCGATTGTAGGACTCATTTGCCTTGGTGCTGCCATAGTCATTCCCGAACCGCGCCAGCGCCTTCAGCGCCGCGCCGGACAAAAAGTTGCCGCCAGCCGCCGCCTGCCGGTTCAGCCCCTGCGTGCCTTGATCGAGGCCGAACTGGAGGCCCGACTGATAAACCGGGTCTTTTTGCATATCAGCGGCTGAAAAGTCGCGTGCCAGCATGCCGAAGCTGGGGTCTTTGCGCTGCGCCGCCGCGTCTGCTTTTTGCTTGGCCAGTCGCTCATTGATAGCGGCCTGCAAACCGGCTTCATCAACCGTGGACTGGCTTTGATACTGCGGCGGCTGGTAGGTTTCGCCGTCGTAGCTGCTGCCCAAAAGCTGCTGGAAAACAGGCGCTTGCGTGGTGCTGGTGTACTGACCGATAAGCTGCGCCCGCAGTTGATCGGGCGTCGCCGCCGATGCGCCGCTTTGCAGGCCCATGAGCTGCGCCAGTCGATTGCTGGCACTGACGCCGGTCTGACGAAACGGCTCATTGTCAGCACGGGTCGTGTCGTAAAAATACCGCTGGGTGGCGTCAGATTGTTCGGCGGCGCGGGCCTGAGCGTCAGCAGCGTCACCAGCCGCGTCCGAGCTCATAATGCCGCCGACGATATTTGCCCCGGCCATGATTACGCCTGGGTCGTACAGCACCCCGCCGGGCCGACTACGCGCCACATAGCCGCTGCTGATAAATTCGCTGGCGCATGGATCAAAGTCGCGCATGGTTTACCTTTTTTGTCATGTAGTTGATGTTTTTGTCATCCCGGCCAATAGCCGCGAACCCCAGTCGAGTCACGAATGCATGGCCCGCCAAGTTCTCAATTCGCACCGCCGTCTTGATCTCGCCGAACTCAGCCAGAATCGGGGCAATCACGCGCTCAATGGCTTGCCGCGTCAGCCACCAGCCATCGAACTCAGGCAGGCGGAAGGCGTGTATTTCATTGGCCTTGGTGCAAAAAAATCCAGCCAGAGCGCCTCTCCGATGAACCTCATGGAACTGCCAGCCGGTCGGGAATGATGGCACACCCATCATGCGGGCCGCGTCGGCGCCGGTCATACCGTGGTAGTGTAGCCAGAAGCCACCAACGTGAGCGCACTTGCCGCATCACTGAGCGCCTGGATTGTTCCGCCAGCGTGCAACGTCTGGGCGATCGCGCCGGGAGGATTGAAAGTCTCACCGGGCGCCACGGTGCGTCCAGAGCAAACCACGTTCGACGCGCCCGCTGTGCCGCCCGATGGGACAAGGTGCATTGTCAGCGTCTGGGGTATGGCCGTCGTGTTGGTCACGCTGCATGCGCTGATTGTCACCATGCTGTTCGGCGGGACTGTGAAATACACCGCTGCGCTGGCCGTCAGCACCGCGCCGTCAATAAGCCGTTTTGGAAGTCTTTGCATTTAGTATTGCTCTTTTAGGCTGACGTTGACTTGGATATTTGCAGCACCAGAAATTGAGCGCGCCGCCAACGTGTAGCTGTCACGCACGCCCGCATAAGTGCGCCCCAATAATGGCCGCGCCCCTGGGTCTGAAAATGATGACGTTTGCCGCGTGACACCACTGCCGGTAACGGCAAAACCTGCGGCGATTACCAACCCACCGGCTCCAATGGTATTTGCTGCCCCGGTGTACGTGTCGTACTCGCTGATTGAGTGGGTTGCATTGACGTTTTGCGTTGTCGTTGATCCGCCACCGCCAATTACAATGGGCGCGTTATAGATAATCTGCCAAGCAATATCACCAGTACCCACAAGCAAATCAAATCCGCGCAAGTGGGCATGCCCTCTGACCGTAAGCCCATTAAATGAGTCACGCAGGCGCCGCGTCACAACAGGGCGAAATATCGTATCGAGTGTCATTGCTGCGCCGACATACGCAGAATATGCAAATGAATAAAATGAATCCTCATTCACGCCGCCCTCAGAGTCCACTGAAGTGCAAATGGCTTCAATCGCCACATTTGAGCCTGCGCCGCCGTCATTGAACGCCTCATATCGAACCGGGAGGCAGCCAGTTCGCATATAAACCGCCGTGGCCGAATTTGCGTGATTAAACTCATGCACATAAATCACCCTCCCACGAATAGACACGCCGCAGCGCACACGGCCCACGCCAAGCCATTGCAAATCAAAAACGAAAATCTGCTCTTTCGTCCAGTCGATCACGACACCGGATGCGCCAGTGCCATCCATTTTGTCCAGATTCCAAGACGCCTGATTTGCAGTGCTGCGAACAACGATGCCGGTCGTATCAGATTGGATTACCAGCCGGACGCCGGATGCCGTGTCCTGAAAAAACACGCCGTTGCGGTCATCGGCATAGCCCGTGGCCGTCGTAGCGGCGCCAGTCGGCGCGCTGCCCTTACGAAGCGTGCCTGTGTTTTTAATCAGGTGCGATTTGCCTGGCGTGTAGCGCAGATAAAGCTTTGTCTGCCGCAGCGCCCGCGCCCCGGATGTCGCCCCGGCAGTGCTAAGGATGGTGCTGTTTGTCAGCGTCGAATGCGTGGCCGTGCCGCCCGACGCTGTGTAATGGTCAAACAGCAGCGGGCCGAAATTATATTCTTGCGTTGCGCCGAAAAGCTGGATAGCTGAGCTGGTGCGGATATTACCGAATGCATCAAGCTGAGGGCCATCGGCCATTGTCACTTCATTGCCGAACCACGTCATACGATACCCCAGCTTGTATTTGTCAGGCAGCGAAGTGTCACGCTTGCGCCTTTTTGGTTTAGCCGGATGACCGTATCGGCCACTGGCAGATTAAGCGTGTCAGCACCAGACCGCGCAATATCGACGAATCCGACCGCCGCAAAAATAATCGTGTATTCGTCGCCCACTTGCGAGTTTGACGCGGCTGGCAGGGTTTGCGTCGTGCCGGATGCGGTCACGACAATCGTCCTGGCCTGGCCGCCAAGCTGACCACTGACCGCCGTCACTTTGACCGCTGGCGCATTTTGAGCGGCTGGCTGAAAAATCATATCGCCCATTGACTCTGACTCAGACCCGCCGCTTGACAGGTCGCTGAAAACGTCCACGCCGTTGTCACCCAGTGGGCCGCCGACGCGCTCCAGCAGGCTTTGCAGGGCGCGGTAAGCCTCGGGCGTCAGCGTGCCGTCGTTGTTTACAAAGCGGATGCGGGCCGGGAAAAGGGAAAGGATTTGCGCCATCAGCTTGTCCCCGCCTCGCCTTCGACCACAGCGCCAAAAATTGCAAACTTCACGGGGTCGGTCATACTCAACTCCCACAACCGGTTGCGCCCGGCCCCCAGCCGCTGGAATCTGGCGCGAGCGCCGTACTCGCCGACGCGCCCGGCACTGGCCGTCTTTTCGTTGCTCCAAGTGTGGCCGCCATCATTTGAATAGCGCAACATGAGCTGCGGGTTCGATGCCTGGCCGTTGCCGGTGCCGACGCCGGTCTCCATATCCACTTGCAACGACGTGAAAAACATGCGCTGCTGGAGACTTTCCGCCGTCGCAGTGCGTCGTCTGCGCAGAATCGGGCCGCCATCGTCGGTGTATGTGTCAAGGTCAAGCGCGTACACAGCACCCGTCTCAAAATCGCCGACCAGGTGCTCGCCGCCAAAAAATACCGCACAGCTTGCGCGCCACCGGCTCAGCGCCCCGGTGCTGGGGTGCATCCAAGCGCGCTCATGCCACTGCTGGGTTGATGCGTCGTACACCCACGTTTTACCGTCAGTCGGGAACGTCAGCACGTAAAAGACGTGGCCTTCTTGCTGATACGTCATTGCCACGGCATTGCCCAGCGTGTACCCAGCCAGTGCGTGCTCAATCGCATGGGTGCTGATACGGATTGGCGTGTAGCCGTCGGCGCGCCACACGATACCGGCGCCACGGTCATCAGAGCCCAGCCAAAAAACGGTATTGTCGGCCTTTGCGATAGTCCCAGCCGCCGCGCAGCCGTGCTCAATAAATGCGTTGCCAGACCGCGAAAACGGGAAGTCTGCCGATCCCGTGTTGACCCAAACTTCAGCACTTTTTGCACCGAAAAGCCACAGCTCGCGGTGATCGGAAATTATGCCAACAGTGTTGTCGGGCGCGCCCTCTGCGCTGGCAAAATCCAGCGCGTCCCACGTCGCCCCGTCGTATGCAGTCTGGTTGATCCAAAAACTTTGACTGTTCGCCAGCCCCGTCACGGCAAAATACCCGTCTTGAAACGTGGCCCGTGTGACGCCATTCGGGAATCCACCGGACGTGATTTTTGCCAATGTGTTTGCACTGATGTTGACAAGCCAGCCATCCGCGCCATCGACGATCAAAACCTGGGTGCCATTGCTGGCAATGCCGACCTCGCCGGTTGACGTGCCGATGTTGCCGCAGAGCGAAAATGTCCAGTCGGGCGCCACACGATAGACGCCGCTACCCGCCACGATCCAGCACCATCCTTTTTCGGCAACGGCGCCGCGAACTGGGCCGGTCGGCAGTGTGAGCTTGCGCACTGTGCCGGGCGTGCCGTACAGAGCAAGCGGGGCGCGTGGGCTGGAGTTGTCCAGCTCCAGATAGGCGTTTAGCGTCTGCTGGGCGTTGGCGTTGATGCTGCGGCTCTGGTATGACGGGCCAACAAATGGGAGTTTTCTTCTGACCATGATTTTTACATCCCAGCCAGAAACTGCGCCAATGGCGACCCGGCTGACGATCCGGTGTTGAGCTGCGGAATCACCGCGTTGGTTCGGCGAATTGCTTTACGGGCCAATGCTGCGGCCTTGACGACCGTGCCCGACAACTCTTTCAGGCCCGGCGCCAGTTCTTCAGCCAGGCTGTAGCTGATGGCCTTGCGGTAGCCTGGTGCTAGGCTGTAATCCGTGGCCAAGTCGGAAAACTCAGAAAGCTGTTTTTGGAGCTGCAAGTGGAGCTCAGCTCCAGTCACCGGGTACGGCCACAGGAAAATATTCCCAGTTGGCATGTTTGCATCGTAGTAGCCGATAAGCGATATTTGACCGGCCACGCTTTTAAACGCAATGCTGTTATATTCTTCGCGGTCAACCCACTTTATTTGATAATCGACGCCTGATATTCTGGTGAATGAACCGTCTTCCACCTTTATGGGGCGGGCAACATCAATCATCATGCCGGGGCCGATGGTAATTGGCAGGCCGCTGACAGTTGTCACGATTTCATCGACAGATACGATATAAAGGCGCTGGGTATTCCAGCTATCCACCATATCATTCAGCACCGCCAGCGCCTTTGTCGCCATCGAGCCGCTCAATGGCTCGTCCGGGTCTTTAAACCCGATGATCTCATAGGCGCGCTCAATCAACTGGTTTGCTGTTGTCATGGGTATGCTTTTGGTGGGCGCCCCCGGCGCTTGGGTGCGTCAGCGGGCTCTGGCGTGTCTGCGTAAGTACTGATACGGATGGGTGCGTAGCCATCGGAGCGCCACGCAATGCCCGCGCCCTGGTCATCCTGGCGTGCGTCAGCTTGTGGACTCGGGGTGCGCGGCATGGCGGCGATCTCTTGCGCCGCGTCGCGCACCAATACGCCGCTGGCCGCAGTGCCGTCGGGGTAAACCCATTTGGGAAATTCTTGAGGCATGGCCATCCTTCAAAAAACAGGGGCAAAGCCCCTTTTGCTTGATCGGCGCGCTGTCAGCTCACATAGAGTTGCGTGATGACGCCAACTACATCGGTGAACGTCGTGGGCACGGTGACGGTAGCCGGGATCGTGCCAAACGTGCCGACCTGCGAAGCCGTCAATACGTTGGGGCTGTCAGCAGCCTTGAGCTTGCGAGTAGTCGCCGTGGCGCCGTTGCACTGAACGCCCAGGAAGTAGCGCCCGCGCTCAACCGTCGGCGCAGTCAGAAACGCGATTTTCTGGAACGCGTTGGCGCCCGCAGACAGTGCGCCAGCCACGGCAGAGTTCGCCACCAAGCCGCCATTGGAGTCGTACAGGGCCACCAGCAGGTTGTCGGTGCCGACGGTCGCGCCATTCAAAACCGCGATACCGGCGAAGGTGCCCCGTGCTGGCACATAGACCTCGGCCAGGTTCATGGTGCCCGCAACATGAACGCTGGACGTGCCCGCCGACGCAAAAGCCGTCAGCGGAATCACAGGGATCATGCTTGGGCCTGCCGGCGCAGACACGGACGATGCGCCGGACGGCAAGGCCTCTGCGGTGTTGCCGCCTTGAGTCAATTGGTACAGGCGGTCGTTGGTATTGAAATCGCTAGAGCGCGCCAGCGTGGCCAGACCTTGCGCAATCAAGGCAGTTTCGGTGGAATTGGGAAGCGTGACGACGGCGCCAGCAGCAAAAGTGCCGTACGCCCGCGAAAGTGTGACTGTCATTTTTTATCCAATCTGAAAATTGATGCGCCGGATTTCCCCGGCGCGGTTTAAATTTAGGCCACCAGCTTGACGCTGAGCTCGGGATAGGTGGCCGCCCACCCGAACAGCACGTCCAGACGGATGTAGCTCATGTCTTCGCGGCCATCGTAAAACTCGGTGGCCTTGACAGTAAAGCCGTTGTCGGTTTCCTGATGAACTTCGATCACGCCTTTTCCGCCGGGCGGCATCCACATCGGCACCATCGCCAGCGTGAAAGCGTCCTTGTGGTAGCCGATGTTGCATGCGTAGCTGGCACTGGCAGCACCCAGCACCGACAGCGTGGCATTGTTCGCAGGCGAGGCGGTGACGTTCTGGAATGCGCCAGACGAGACGATGGCGGGGCTGACCGGGATGCTTGTCGCGCCAGCAGCCACGTCGGCAGTCACCACGAATTGCGCGGGAGATCCGGTCGAGACACGGCTTTGCGGGTTGACAGCGTTGACGCCGCCGAACGTGATGATTGAGCCACGGGTGATCGTGCCGGTGATTGCGGCGCCGTTGACTGCAATCGTGGAGCCAGTCTGGCTGGCGCCATTCACCGCGTTGGCGGTCGGGCCGGTCGGCTGGGTGCCATTCGTGTGTGTGTCAACGTTCTGATCCATGCCATAGGCCAGGCCCAGAGAATCGACCATCATGCCGCTGTCGTACTGCTTGCCGATTTTCGCGCTGTTGTTGAACAGGCCGCCAAAACCACGAATCAACGCACCGTTCATGGCTGGGTTCATGATGAGGTTGCGTTGGCGATCCTTGACCGACGGGGCGGCCATTTCATCGAGGCGCTGATTGACGGCAGTGATGGCGTCAAAAGCTGCGTCTTGAGTCGTTGGACGCGTGCCGACGGTGCCCACGGCGTTGTAGGTCGCGTAGTGCGCCAGCGCCAGACCCTGCCGGTCAATCTCATTGCACACCGGGGCCATCGCGGCAGCCAGCTTGGCCTCCAGATTCGTCAACGACAGCGTGCGTTCGGCGCTGGTGAAGTTCAGGTCACAGCCGCCCTGCGAAAGCGTCAGCGGCACCGTGTTTTCGACGGTAGCCTGCGGCACAGCAACGCGGCCAGCGCGGTACGTGTAGCGCGGCGGGCGCTTGATGTTGATCGTGGTGCCGGGGGCATAGCCACGATTCATGTTGCCAGTGAACTCGCTTTCAAAGTCGCGGTTCACATTGGCGGAAAATCCCAGCATATTCTGGAGAATAGCCAGGGACTCTTTGGCAATGATATTGCACGTTGCAAACACGTTTGTCATTTAAATACCTTCTGTTGATTTGATTTCACTTACTTCGCCCAGCGTGCGCCCTGCTTCGCCCGCATGGCGCGATAATCTTCCATGCTTGCGGTATTCAGGTCTTTGATGACCGGGCCGCCATTGCCGCCGACGGTGCTGATGGGTGGCGGGGCTTTTGATGCTTTGATAGCTGGCTTTTCTGACAGCTTGGTTTCGATCTTGCCCAGCTCGATAATCTGGCGCGTTTCGCTGAGTGCAGCAATGCGCGTGATTTCATCAGGGTTTGCCGACAGGTGTGCCATCAGCTTTGGCGCCAAGTCAGATTCGATAATCGCTTTCACGATTGGCTTCGTCAGCGGCAATGCGTCAAAGTCTTCACGATCAAAGCCCGGCAGTTTCGCGGCTTCTGCGTAAATCTTTTCCGTCGTGCGCAGCGTTTCGGCTGTCTGCTGCTGCTGACGCTCTTGCGCGGCCCGTGCGTCACGCTGCTGGTCACGCCATGCGTCACGCGCATCAAGCCACTTTTCGTCATCATCAAAGCTGTCGCGGCGCGGCGCTTCGCTGGGGGCGGCCTGCTGGCGCTGCTGCGGCTGAGGCTGGGATGGTGGCGCAATGCGCTCCAGTTGCTTCAACACGCGGCGTTCGGCCTTGGACTCTGACTTCGCCTTTTCCCTGCTGATGATCGCGTCCAGTTCTGCCTGGGTAAACGTCTTTTCGGGTTCTGGCGCTGGAACTTCCTCGCCACCGCCTGCGCCATCCGTCTGCGCCGCGGTCGTGTCTGCATTGAGCTGCGCAGGTTCAGCGGTCGGCGTTTCGCTGGGCACAGCAGGCACGTCTGGCCCTGTCAAATTTTCAGACATTTTTTTGTTCCTTCTGAGGGATTGACTTTTAAGTCAAGGCCCGGCTTCGCGCCGGTAGCGGCCATTACTGGCGGTAACTGCTTGGCCCGGTGGCAGGCGTGAAAAAAGCGCCTCAGTTGGCGCCTTACTGTTTTGGCGACGGCTTACGCGCCTTCAGTGATATAAACAAATCCCTCAGCGCCGGGGGATGCTGCAATAAACGCGATTTTGTCGCCATATTGCAGGCCGCCAACGCGGTGCGATTTTCCGCCCTCCATCATTTGGTCGGTTCCATCAGCAAGGGCAACGGGGCTATCAGGGCCACGGCGGCAGTAAACATTGATGGTCGGCGTGATGATGCCAGAACCTGGAATCTTGACGGCTGTAGATGCCGTGCTGACGGCGCCGACCTCGACAACCTGGGATGTTCCGCCTGTGGAGATTGTGATGGTGTTCATTCTGGGAATTCCTGGCCTTGCTGGTTCATGATGTCGGTAAATTGCTGGTCTGGCGCCATGACTTGATCGTCAGGAGCCGGATAGCCGATCTGGGGAAACTGGTCTTCCTGTTCGCCTTGTTCATGCACCTCGCCAGCCTCATACTCTGCAATATCCTCCTGGATATGCTGCTGCGGCGCGCTGGCGCTTAATGCGTCTTGCAGGGTCTGCATTACCAGCGCCTGCACTTGTTCGGGCGTCATTGCGGTGCCGATGACCTTCAGCCGGTCTGTCTCTTTGCCGTAGGCGTCAATCATCAGCTTTTTCAGCTCAATATCTTTTTCGCTTTCCAATTGCTCGACGTGATCCCCGGCCCTGCCCAGCGCGTCAGACAGCTGCTTGATTTGCTCCTGCATTTGCTGCATTTGAGCTTGCGCGGCGGGCGGGATTTTTTCCCTTTCGTCATCGTCTTGAAATTGTGGCGGCAACGACTTTTTCAGACGCTCAGAAAGCTGGTCGGCAAACGGAAAATCAAACGACTTCATCACAATATCGCCTGCGACTTGCATGATTTGCGGGTTGCGCGACGATAGCTCAGTCAGTGCTGCGGCGGCTTCTTGCCGCTGTGTTTGATAGCTTGGGCCGGTGTCGATTACCACGTCGTAGCGGCCCACACTGGGGTTAAAAACCTCTTTCACGTCACCCTCGGTCAGTTCGTCGTGGGCCTGCGGATGCTCAGGGTCAAGCAGCACATTGCTTTCCTTGCCGTCGATCCCAAGTATGCGAACAATACGCCGCGTGTCGTAGATTTTTGGAATCAGGTCAATCAGGATGACGGCTTCATCGTGCAGAGCGCGGCTCAGGTTGTCGGGGAAGTGGAACGTGGCTACTTCGCCCTGGGCTTTGAGCCGCTGAATACCCACGCCGCTTGCCGCCTCCGACCGAATGCCGAAATTCGCGTTCTGTTGACCACTGGCAGCGCGCATTTGCTCGACCGACAACTGGAGCATGCTGACCTGCGCCGCTGGCATGACGGCAGGCTGCTGGCGCTCTGGTTTCGGGATGACGTTGCCGTTTTCATCAAAAGCGTTGTAGGGCAGATAGCTGGCACTGCTTTGATTTGCAGAGCCCCATTCATCCTCATAACCCTCAATCGCTTCTGCTGCGGCAATATACGGTATTTTGTTTTGCAGGGAGACGGTTTCAATCGCACCGCTGTATGAATAGTTCACCATGCGCGCCGGATCTTTTAAATCCCGGACAACACCCTTGCGGATTAACTCGCCATCGACGTTCAGCTCTTTGCCGATTACCGCAATTATCGGCAGGTAACTGCCAGCCCATTCCTGTTCATCAACTGGCTTATCGTGACCGCCGATCAACTTGCAAAATTTCCATTTTGGCGTGAATGTCTTGCGGCTGGCCTTCCCACCCGTCTCGCTTTCAATGTCCTGCGCACCAGCTTTAACCAGCGCCACCAGTTCGGCGCCGCCTTGCCGCATCAACTCGGATTCGAGCGCCGTTGAGCCATCCAGCAGCATGTAAAGCGTGTCAGCCTCATTCACGCAATAATAATAATCCGCGATTCTGACGGTTACATCAGAAACCCAATTTGTTTTTGCGTCAACCTTCCAGCTTTCAGGCTCTACACCATAACGCCGCCTGCATTCTTCTTTTGGAATATCTTCAAATACAAAACCCCACTGCGCATTTATTCTTTCTGCACCACAAAACGGGTCAATCATCACAAGCTGCGGATTTTCAACGGGCTTGATTTTGATAATCTGATCGAACGATTTTGGCGTCTCATAATCCGTGACAACGCGCCAATAACCCTCGCCGCCGTAGATCGCGTGCTCTGACGCTGTATCGTGCGCCAAGTCGGCATTGCTTGCGGTTTGGATGTTGCGCACCATACCACCGAAAATCTCGGCCGTCTTTTTGTCGGCATGCGAGTCAGCGGGCAGCACGCGGCATTGCGGGCGGTTTTGCCGGATGTTGTTGATGATCTGGTTGCAGTGCTGGGCCGTCACGTTGACCGTCAGGCATGGACGCTTTTCCGTGACCGTGCGAGCGCGGTAGAGTTGATCGGGCCACTGCCATCCGTTGTCGCTGTCACCCATGACGAACCTGGTGTCAGCCACGGCCAGCGTGCGATTTTTCTCCAGCGCCTTCTTTGCGCGCTCAAAACGAATTTTGGCCTCAGCAACAATGTCCGGGGCGTCGCCGTCGCGCTCTGGGGCTTTCTTTTTCGCCATCAGGATTCCTCTTTTGTGCCACCAACAGCCTGGCGCACCATCATCACCACAGGCTCAACTTGGATCGCGGAAAACCCGAACCTCCCGTACCACGACGCGAGCTGTTCGCCGGTAAGCTCTGGTACATCAAATGGCTTTGGAAACAGCAGTAGCAGCTTGCCAGCGGCATCAGCTTCTGCGCACACGGATTTCAGCAGCGCACTTGCATGGCCTTTTCGGCGGTCAGCCACCGGGGTCACGACGTGCGTTACCTCAAGAGCGCGCCCGCGAACCGGCGACGGCAACGACGGGCAGTACGTCAACAGCAAGCTGGCCGGGCCGCTTGTGCGCTTACCTGGTTTCATTTTCATCCCATCCATGATTGGGCGCCTCCGTGGTAGCCACGCGGCTCTGTTGGTTCTTTTTTCTTTTTCTCACCCTTGACCATGCCAGGGAACAACTCGGCAAGCACCCATATCCATGCGTCTGCCCGGTTCGGGCTGCGCTCGCCAACATAGCCAGTCGTTGAAAAAGCCACCAGTTCATCCTCGAGTTCTGGGAAGTCGCCAACGTGGCGCACCTTCCCGTTTTCGTAAAGCGCGCTGAAAGGTTCAGCCCGGACGTGCTTGCCACGGGCGGCATTCACGGCCTTGTAGGGCGTTCTTGGGCGCGCCGTCTGGATCGTGGCCCTGACCATTGCACCACCGTAGTTTTGCTCACCCACAATCACGTCAGCCTCATGCCGGTCGTATGCGCTAGCGGCCACGCGGCCCCAAGTCGCAGGGCCAGCCTTTACCGTGCAGTCTTCCAGCAAGTAGGCGTTGCCATCAACACCCAGCGCGCCGACGCAAATGCCGATGGCGTCATTGTCAGCGTTGTCAACGTCATCAGAGCCCGACGGATCAACCCCGACCACGACTCGCACAAAATCCGGCAGCACGCCATCAACCACGCGCCATTTATCAATCACCTCGTCGGTAAACAGTGCGTTCGGCGTGGCGTCGGCAAACTCACCTTTCAGGAACCGCTTTTGCAGCCTTGCGCTCAGACCCTTGAGTGTGTCCAGGTAGCCCGCGCTGACGTTGGCAGCGTTGTCCTGCGGGTTAATCTGGAAATAGGCGTAATCATCAGGATGCGGTAGCGGCTTTTTTGTGTCTGGGTCGCGCTTTTCAACAAATAGGCGATACGTCCAATGCACCTTTGACGGCGGGTTGCAGTCGTAATACATGCGCGGCTTCAAAAGCTGTGACGGCCTGCCGTCAATCTCTTGCGCCACTTGCTGCGCCAGCCGGGTCACCGCAACGTCACGCGACGATTGCGGTATCTGGCTGGATTCGTTCAAGTAGATGGTGGCAAACTCCATACCCAGAATCTTCTCCACCCGCTCTTTGTCATCCAAGCCGCCGAACCATATTTGCGAGCCGTTCTCGAACTCGACATAACCCTCTTGCGCGTGCGGCGTGACTTTGACGCCGGGGAACGCCAGTCGCATGACCTTTGGGAACGTGTCCAACATCACAGCAGCTTTGACCGCGTTGAAGCGAAACCGCAGGATAGCATGGCGACTGCCTGGCGCCTTGATGGCCCGCATGCAGACATTGCGCACCAGCAGAAAAGTTTTGCCACTTCGACTTCCACCGAACAACATGATATGCGTCGCGCTGCTGGCCAGCACTTGCTGTGCCATCAGTTGTCGTTCAGTCAATTTCATGGATTTGTTACAGATTTTTGGTCAAACGCCGCTTTTTTTGAGACTTTGACCACGCCACTGTTACAAAAGCTCGTCAAGCGGCGAGGCCACGACTGTGACTTTGCCACCCAGCTCCACCTTGTCCGTAAACATTTTCAGGTGCTTACCCAGCAGCTCGGCCCCCTTAAGCACGGCCATCGAATCAAAGTCGTAGGCCGGTGCGATGCCGCCATCGGGCGTCTCAACCATCACGGGCTCTCCATTGCGTTGCAACACCGGCTTTGCCTGTCGGCAGCGTTCGATTGTGTCTTTGATCGTGCTCAGCACGTAATCCTGTGTGATTTCTGTGCGCTCGCTGCGGGCCTTTGTCGCAGCAGTAATGGCCTCTGCAACGCAAGGTTTTACAAGGTTTTCCGGGCCTATGACATTCGCCGTCTTTGCGCTATACCCAGCCCGAATAGCCGCCTGCGTTGCGTTCAAATCGATTAAATACTCTGCGACAAATCGCTCTTGTTTTGCTGTTAGGGCCACTTTAGCCCTCCAGGGCAATAAAAAAGCCCTGACGGTTTCGGCAGGGCTGGAAAATTTAGGACGAAAAAATCCATCTAAGGCTACTCACGTCGGACTGACCGCGTGAGGCATTCAACAGACCACAGGCGCGACACGCTCAGCAGCGTGTGCCCTCCTGCCGCCATTATGACACGATTTACCCGCGAAGCCTTTTCGAGATTGAATGAGCTGCCCTTGATTTGCAGTCATCCAGGTAAGCCGCGACACGCCGACCGGCCTCGCCGTACAGCAGCTTCTGCTGGCCAGTGCCATTGCACGCCCGGCACCGGATGTTTGACAGCGCGGGCGAGTCCTTGATTTTCTGTTTCCCGTGTCCAGCGCAGGCGTGGCAGGCATTGTTGATCCACCAGCTCAGCGCAGCGGGCACGACCTTCGCGGCATTCTCAATCCCAGACCTTTCAGCCCAATCCGTCGCCGCCCGGATGACGCTATCCAGGCTCCTGAGCTGCCCGCGCAACAGCATCAAGTCAACTGCGCCGCCGACGCCGCGCCGAAAGCCTGAGCCGTCATATTCCGAGTGCAGGCGGATCAACGCGGCGCCCAGTCGCTGCGGTGACATTCCAGCAGCCATCAGCACCTCAACTGCGCCCGACCTCCCGTGCTCGCCGATTTTCAGGCTCCCGGTGTGTGCTGCTGCTCCGTAGCGTTCTTCGATTGTTGTGCTCATTTTGCGATTTTACCGCCGCCAACTTCGAGCCTCGTGAAAACTTGCAGGTACTCTTTAAGCGCCTCAGCGTACCCGAACCAGTACGGGCTCGACTCGCTTTCCAAAATTTCGTCAGGCGTCTTTTTTGGAATCATGCTTTTGTATTTCATCACCACGCCCACCGTGACCGGCGTGACTTCTGTCTTCATTTTTTCGCACCACTTTTCAATCACTAACATTGATTTGAGTGCCACTTGATCGTCAAAACTGAGATTCATGATTTTTCCTGAAATTTTTACCGAGCGCAGAAAACGGAAAGGCCAGCGCGTAGCCAGCCTTCCCGATCCATTCCGACAATTTCCGGCTCGCCGTTTAAGTCTGCGCCAGTTGACCTTGAACGCCGCGCTGTAAGTGTGGGACGCGGCGGGAGGCATTGTCAGCAGTGTGCCCGGCAGGATTGGCCCGGCTGGAGGTTGCAGACCCCAGTTTGTTGCATTGTACACTGGCGGGCGCAAAAAAAGCCCGCGATGTGCGGGCTCTGTGTTGGGATAGCCTACTGCGGGTCTGGCGCTGCTGCCAGCGTGTCGCGCACCCACTGCGGGCCGTTGCGCTCTGCGCGCGCTTTAAGCTCTGGCGTCATGCGGGTTCGCAGGACTGGCGACTTACCGGCGCCTTGTAGGCTTTTGCGCCCCTGTCCGCGCTCGGCTGGTGGACGCTTGGGTTGAGTAGTCACCAGCGAGCCACCCCATAGCACTGAGCCAGTGATTTTGGCTTTGTAGTCCAGCACTCATCCCAGACGCTGTAGCACTCGCCGCGGGTGTCGTAGTGTTCGCCGTCGAGCATCAGGCTGGTATCGGTGAATCCCTCTGCGTTTTGGTGCGACAGCACAGCAAGGCCAGCGGAAAATGCCTCGCTGATTTTCTCTTTTGTGACCTCGTTGCCATTTTTGAGTAAATACATTTTTGCGCTCCTTAATACAACTCGGGGAATGCAGCCTTAACGGCGGCCAAAAAGTTAACTTTGTCGCCACCACTGAGCGCGGCCTTGGCAAAGCGCACTGCGTCCGCATGGGTGCGGCGCTTGCCCGCAATCATGCGGGCTTGCGTTTGGGCGGCAGCTTTTTGCTGAGGCGTTGCTGCTGACCCTGAAGCCTGGGCCGGGGCTGACAGGTCGGCAACTGCGGCAACTGGCGTGGCTGGCAGGCCCAGCTCTGCGCGCAGTTTTGTAATTTTTGCCTCGAGCCGCTCGACTTTGTAAGCCGTACCGTCTTCGCCGCCCTTGTACGCGGCATTGACCTTGGCGCTTGCCAGATCGCGCTCTGCGTCACGCAGATCAAACTCAACCTCATTGCTGCTGCGCGGTGTCGGCGCGTGCTTGACATAACCTTCACCACCTTCGTTGACTGCATTCCAGTATGCTGCATTCATTTCTATCTCCTTTTTTGAGCCTGCGTTATTGCCTGCCCATGAATGATATTGTCCCACACAATCACAGCATCAAGCAACTATTTTTCAATCTTTTTTCAGGCGTAAAAAAGCCCGCACGGGGCGGGCTTGTGCTGGGTACTGGCGAAACTACTCAGCAGCGTGCGACTTTTTCAAACCCAAGCAGCTTTAGCGCTTCGAAAATCAGTTGATCGGGGCCATCAAGTCGTGCAAAAACGTCATCCCCCTGCACAGCCAGAACTTCATCATTGTCGATGACGATTTTCCCGGTGAATTTTCCTTCTTCCTTCGCTTTAAGCAAAGCCTTCAGGGTTTTCAGTTCTTTTGCCATTTTTCCCCCAAGTGTTACGCGGTCGTGAACGGGTCGGCGCCGTCGGCTGCTTTTGACCCAGTTCTGTAAACGTAGCCAGTCTCGTCATTATGCTGCGGATCATTGATGCAACCTGCGGTCGGCTCGTCGATTTTCGGCAGGTCTCCCAGCAAGCCCGGCGAAGCAACCACGTCCAGCCCAGCAGTTTCTGGCCCTTGGAGAATCTGGCCGGATTCTGGCGGCGCAGTCGGCTTGTCGATCAGAAAATCATCACGGATTTTGCCCGCAGCGATTTTGCGCTGCATCCAGCCCGGCGTCTTGCCGCGTCCCGTCCAAGTTGCACCACTTTCCGGGTCGCGGTAAAGCGGCGCAACTTTTTTGCGGCCATCGTCGCCGACGACTTCAGGTGCCTTCTTTTCGGCGGCTGCCAGCGCTGATTTTTTGAAACCCAGCTCAGCAGCGGTAAATCCGTGCTCTTTGATCGCGGCCAAAACGGGCACCAGCGCATCGGCACGGGCCTTGATAGCATTGGCCTTCTTGATTTCAGCGATTTCGGCCAGGCGCAGTTGCAGCATGGATTCTTCTTCATCCAGCGGAAGTTCGGTTTGATTTTCGGGGTATTCGGCGCTCATACAATCTCCAGTTTGTGAAGTGCCTGGTATAAATGAAAAAAGCCCGATTTGTTCGGGCTTGGTGATTATTTGCGCTTTGTTGGGTTACGGCATTTGCTTGCCGATTTCAGCAGCGGCGCGGACGATGGCCCGGCGGGTCGCTGCTTGAATGTCATCAAACTCATATTCCGTGATTGGGTGAGCGCAGCCCGATATTCTGTACATCACATGAACGCCATCAGTTGTATCTATGACAATGCCCAGTTTCACCGCCAGCCGCAGCGCGTCGCCATCGTCTGCGAGCGGATTCCAGACGCGCTGTAGGTCTCCATCAACACCGCACCCAATGAAGATACCTGATTCGGCACAATCCCATTCGGGGTAAAGCGTGTGTCCAGCAGCCTTTGCAGCCAGCTCCAGCAATTCACGATCATTTTCCACTTCAGCTCCTTGGGTTGTTTAAAACGGCGCGTCCGGCACTTTCGCCAGCTCTGAGCGCGCATGCTCTTGCACTTGCTTGGCCGTCCACGGCACCGGGCCGCCCCGTGGCGGGAATGGCCAAGGGCTCTGGGCTGGCGGCTTTTGGCTTTTTGGTCAGCACGGCAGCACCTCGATCTCAAGGCGCGGGCTCTTGATGTCAATTGCCATTGTCTCGCCGCAGATTTTCAAAATCTTGCGGGCGGCCAGCTCTGGGCTGGTTTCGCTGACGCGGCCAATTTCCCGGCGATCCCAGAGGGCGCGGTAACGGCGCTCGACCGGCAAATCTTGATAGTTGATGTTCATGCTTCCTCCAAAAATTCCCGGTGCGCCGGGGACGCTGTGGCAAATCACCACTCCAGAGCCTGCTGCGACAGGCTCCAAGGTGTGCGACTCAATCCACGTTTCCAGTATCGCTCTCGTTCGGAATGAGCCAAAGATTCTTGTTTGCGGTCTTGATGGGCGCTATGTAAGCGCCATCAAAAACGAATTCATCGTTGCCCAAGGCGCCAGCTTTGCGGATGTAGGCGTGAAAGGCTTTCTTTGGCTTGCCGTTGACGATGATTTTTTTGATGTTTTCAATGCGGTAGTCTGCTGCTGTTTTCATGGTTTTCTTTCTGTGTCGCACCAGCCAATCCGGTGCATGACTGAATTATGCCACGTTAAACGCTTAACGCAATAGGCCAAGCAATACTTTTTGAACTATTTGTTAAGCGTTTACAATTCAGGAATGGAAACAAAAAATCTCACCCCATCCCAGCGCACACTGCGCGCTAATGCAGCACTCATCGCCAGGGGCGGCAGGCGCATGCCCGGCGGCCACCTTCAGCCCGACGCGGCGCAAGCTCTGGCCGATTTGGTGGCAGCTGGCTATGCCGATGGCGCGGTGGCAGCTATCTCCATGGCCTTGCTCGATGCGCGGCGCAAGCTGGGGCGCACACAGTCACGGGCCTGAAACGTCTTCGAGCCCCAACTCCATTTGCCCGGCCTGCATTTTTCGCAAGCGCGTCACCGGCACGCCTCCAGCAATGCGCTTGCGCCTGGGTGCGTCCCCAGTGCCCAGCATCATCACCCACGCGGTGCGGTCCTTGTACAGAACGCGCATGATGTGAGCCGGCAGGTCGGTCTTTTGCACGCACACCGGCCCGAGAGCCCATCCGCCAGCGCTGACGGGCGCCCGGTAGGCTGGCAGCAGCAGTTTTCGCCCGCAGGCATGGCAGTGCATTACCCTGGCTCCAGGTCGTAAAACGCCACACCCTGCTCCGCGCCGAATGCCTCCATCAGCGTCTGCATGTCCGACATTTCGCGCTTGGTCATGCTGCTGGTGGACTGGCCCAGCACGACAAACCCGCCGTCCAGGCTGGGCACTACATCCTGCTTTTTGAGTGCAGCGGTGAAGACGTGCTTCCATTCTTCGGGTGACAGCTTGCGGCCATGCCAGACCACCTGACGCGACACGTCTGCGAGCATCGCCCATAGCCGGGCGTTTTGCTCAAGGCTCCGCGTCTCGGGCTTGACCGTCACCGCCAGCGCGCCGCCGCCGCAGATCAACCAACCCTTGATGAGCGGCCACAGCACGGCGGTCAGCACTTGGTGTGCTTGCTTTGGCTCGCGGCAGAAAATTGTCTTCTTCAAGACCCATCCCCGATGCTGTACTTTTTGGCGATTTCGGCAATTGCCTCGTCAATAATTCGCAAAGACTCTTTTTCCGACTCCGAGAAGTGAGGCTCACTGAAAATCACTTCACCACTCATTGTGTACATGGGTGATTTGAAGGCGTAGAAAGTTGCGCGCCGATGACTCCATGGCTCGGACTCGCGCAAGAATTGATCCCGCGACAGCGATCCAAGCACGCGCAGAAAATCATCCTCGCCGACAAGATTCAGCCTGTCGCACTCAGCACGCGCCTTGAAATACAAGGGGTGACGCCTCTGCACTGACATTGCACTTTCAGCCATTTTCAACCCTCTCATTGATTTTTACGACCAGCCCAGCCAGCCACTCGCGCCCGTGCTTTTTCTCCAGCCTGTCCAGCAGCAGCATGATCAGCGCGTCGGGGCGGTCGGCCAGCAGCAGATTGAGGACGCCTTGCAGCCAGGGCGAGCCTCCCAGTTCTTGCGCCATCGCGTCCTGCTCATCCGTCAGCCGGTAGGTGCGCTTTTGCGTCAGTGTCGGCTTGCGGCCAGCGCCAGGGCGGGCGCCGCCGTTGTCTTTGCGTGCGTCTGGCTTCATTGGTAGCGCCGCGTCGCGTAACTACGCTCGCACGCGGGGCATTGGTGGATGGTCTTGGCGGCCTTCATGCGGCCACCAGCGCGAAGCTGTGAGCCCAGTAATTGTTGCGCGCTTGCCATTCCGGGCTGGCCTTTGCAGCCTTTCCGATTGACATCACGGCGTCAGCGGAAATCTTGACTTTTTTACCTTGATACACCTGGCGCAGCAGCTTCGATGCACAGATGCAGCCGACATTGAATTCTTCGCCGAATTCGTTGGCGACCGCCACAGCGCGGGTCAGGTTTGTTTTGCCGCAGCAGTCGCAGACTGGGTAATCAGTGCTGCCTGTGACCCTGAATGCGGTTCCGTCGATTTTCATTTTCTTCTCCATTGCGTTGTTGATGATTGAATTATGCCATGCTTTATTCAATCTCGCAATGATTTTTAGCTAATTTCGCCACCCGCTCAATCTTAGCCGCCCTAACTCTGTCTTCCGCGCTCTGACTGCGCTCAGGCGGCCAGCACCACGCCAAAAATCGCCATCGTCGCGCCAGCGGCCCAGGACGTGCGCCCCGCCAGCGGTCAGCAGGACGAGCTGGCAGCCGGTTGGCGCGGGTAGGCCGCCTGCGCCGGGGTAGTTGTATTTCATGGCGCTGCCTTTGTGAACTCAGTGCAGCGCACGACAGCCCAGTCGATGCCTTTGGTTATCACCGGCATGCCAGGAAAATCCAGATTTCCGCAGTCGCGCAGCGCATGCTGGCATGACATACACATGCTACCTCTGGGGATGTGATATGGCCATACTGGCGAGTATTCGACGGCCACCAGATCCCGCGCTTGCGGTGCTGCTCGAACACCATAAAATCCGCCTGATTTTTCCATAAGTCGTTGACTCCATTAGTTTTTTGCACTGATTCCGTGCTGCTCAACTTGCCATTTTTTGGCTTAAATGGCGGCCACCCGGATCACGGTGCATCCTGATAGTTTGTCCACAGCGCCGCGCCGACGCCGCAGCGCAGGCCATAGCCAGCACCACGCCCGGCGGCAATGCACTGGCGGCATGCGAAGTGGTGTAAGTGGTAGGCCGTGGCCAGTGCGTGCTGTGTGGGCGTGAGGGCGCGTGGCGCGGTCACGGCAGAAACCCCATGCGCGGCTTGGGCGCCACATCGACGGGCTTGCCTGTCACTTCCAGCACCACGGCATGCAGCGCGGCCACCACGTCATAGGAGTCGTCGGCAGGCAGTGTGCTGACGTGGCCCTGCAAGTGCAGCGGGTAGCTGTAGTCATCGCACAAGATAATCGGCCGAGCTGTCATTTTTTACTCCATTGCACCCAGATACCCCGGATGTAAACCAGCGTGTAGGCCGCCACCAGCAGACCCATGCCCCATGCCTGCGACTGCCATGCAAACCACGCCCATGCAGGCTGTCCGGCCAGGCCGATAATCGGCGCAAACTTGCGCAGACGCGGATTGTCGCCCATTGCGCAGTAAATCGAGGTTAGCCCGCAGGCTGCCATCAAAAATTGAATCATGCCCTAGCCTTCAAAAGTTCACGTTTTGCTGTCACATACAGCTTTTTTATTTCAGCCAGCTCTTGTGTCGCATAGTGACGCACTGGGTGCGGGCCTTCCATCCACTCAACCAGATCGACCCCTATTTTGACAATCAGCGCCTTGCGGTATTGCACGACATTGCCCGACAAGTGGGTGTTGCATGGGGCGCACTGCTTGTGGACGTTGAGTGGCTCAAATCTCAACTCTGGCCGGGCGCCGACGCTCAGATAATGCCCAGCGTGGTACTGTCCATTGTGATGGCGCCCGCACGATATACAGGGCTGGTCAGCATCGCGGACGCGGATAAATGAATTGAATGCGGCTTGCGCCTCTTTCGCCCACTGCGCCCGAGATTTGAGATTTTCCAGCTTCGCCTTTGTCTCGCGCCGGTCAGCGACGGCGGCGGATTTTTCACGCTTCGCCCGCCCAGCGGCGGCAATAGCTATCGCGCATTCTGGGCAGCATGCCACTTGCATTGGGCGCGCCGGAACAAACGTGGCCCGGCACGCCTTGCATTTGCGCGTCATGCCGTCGCCCTGCGCAGCGCATGCTTTTTCAGCAGCCTGGCGCGGGCCTGTTCAGCCGACCACGCCCGCCCAGCTTGAATCTCCAACCCCAGCTCATGCGCCCGATCCACCTCAGCCTCAGTGAGCTGCGTTAGAGTGCTGATTGGCGGCTGGTCAGAATCGCGCCGGGCCTCTGCGGCGCGCCAGATTTCGGCAATTTCTTGTTCGCCGGTCATGCGCCCGCCACCGACTCTGTAATATCCTCAGCCGTCCGCACGTCCAGCCCCAAAAAAATGGCAATGTCGCGCAAGTACGCCGCGTCTTTTGAGCGCGTCCAGCCAGGCAGCAGCGCGGCGGTGTCGCAGTTATCGGCCATCATCGTGATCGCAATCCGTCGGCGCTGCGGCGTCGTGCCGGTCACTATGACAGGCGACCGGACGCGGTGCCCTAGCGCCCGCAGGCGCGCCGCTTCTTCCTCAAAATCCGGGTTTTGGTCAGCGCATGGGCCGACCAGGAAAATCGTCAGGCGCTGCGGGTCAGCTTTGATTTGCGACAGCAGGTTGGGATGAACATACGCCTCGCCGGATTCCACGTCCTCGATAATGCACGGATCCATAATCCTTTTGCGAACAAGCCAGTGGTTTTCATAACCGCCAGGCACAATAGTTTCCACCAGCTTTTTAGCAAACTTGGTGGGCACAACCTTCAAACTTTTGAATAGCATAATCAGCTCCAGTCTTCTGCGGTTACTAACAAAACCCGGCGTACTGCTGGGCACTCAATGCCTTTGATCGTCGCCACGTCGATGCGCGGGGCTGGCGACTTCACCGGCTGCGGCTCAGGCTCTGGCTGGTGAAGTGAGGCGCACCATGCCGTCGCAATGTCGGCTTGTGCCTGTGCCAGCTCTGCTGGGTCGCGCATGATCGCGCCCAGGGTTTTCGGGCAGTCGGTCATGATTTATCGTACATCCGATGGATTTTTAAGCCAAGCATTTTTCTGCGATTAATCCATTCTCCACAATCAATTTTTACATCAAATCCGAATGCATCAGTGATGACCCCTGCATGATGAGAATAATTTTCATCGAACCATTCAACGCGATAACCGATGGCCGCCCTTGCATCTTTTGCTGTCTTGATAAGTGTACTCATACCATCACCCCGCCCCAAGGATTGTGCGCAGTATGCCCACCCAAGTGGCGCCGGTGGCCGGGCGGTGGCAGGCCAGCGTATTCGATCACCAGCTTGACGGGCTCGCCATGTTCAGATTCATCGCCGGTATCTGTGCAGCCATCAGCCCCAGCAACCAGCTCCATGATTCTGGGGTTGTCAAGGTTGTTGTTGATATGCCTAAACCATTCTTGCGTGACACGGAAAACGGTTTCGTGACCGTCACGCTTGCGGGTAAGCCAGCCGTATTGCATGCCGGTTGCCAGCCGCGCATAGGCCCGCCTGCCAGTGCAGTCCAGCTGATTTGCAGCCTGGATCGGCGTGATTTCACCGCTCTTTTGCGCCAGCGCGCAGACCGTTTCGATGATCGTCGGCGGTCGGCAGTTGCTGACTCGCGCAATTTCCCGCCAGTCTTCTTTTAGCGTGTAGTTGAGCGGCGTTGTCTGATAATTTGCCGTCATCAAGCCATTTGCCACGGCCAGCGACAGCAGGCTTGACACTTTACGGCTTGCGCATCCAGCGGCTTCCGCAACGTCAGCAGTGACGACTGTGCCGGTCGGCGAGATATTTGCGACCAGTTCGCATATTTCCATTATTCTTGGGGCTACCATTTTTAATTCCCTGCCAAGCACCATTTAACGTATTCCATTGCCGCTTTTTTGGCTTCGGCTTCCGTCACCCCTTTAGCGTCACACGTATTTTTGTAAGCGATTCCAGTCCCGCTTGATGCAACCCAATACCAACCCATCTTCCCATTTCGGATAAATACCGAGTGAGCCAAGACGGATGCGTATTTGCGCACTCCATCATGCAAAAAACTTCCGCGTGGCCCGGCACCAATTCGCGACAAACCCGTCAGAGCCTCATTCTTTTTCCAGCGAAGCCGTGGCTTTTGCTGATTTTCGTTTTTGTTCATTTTGAACCCAAAAAAAAGCTACACCTGCGATCTCCCCTTTCGGGGTTGGCCGAACGGGTCAGCACCCGCCAGATCGCATGTGTAGCTCTGCTAAAACCCGGCGGCCAAGCCGGTACTGCAATTATTTGCAGTGCTGATATTTTACACCAGTTTGTTTTAAATTTCAATTATTTTCTGGTTCAACCTGCGCCACTGGAATCACTCTATTCAGCCCCAGCGCGTCGCGGTACATTTTCCGAATCGTCGGCGTCACGCTTTTAGGATTGTCTTCGTCGCGCCGTTGCAGTGCCCGCGCCCAGTCCAGCCGCCCGACCACTGGGGCCGGTGGAATCGTCTGGAGCGCGGCACGGACGCGGGCTGGGTCGGCTTTTGGCTCAGGCAGTAGCACGACAGTCGGGGCCGGGGCTTTTCGGCACAAGTTGCGGAACTCGATCCCGTTCGGCGGGCGCTCGGGCAGGTTTTCCAGTGCAAAACGGATCACTTCTTTTCTGCCGAACGCCCAGGCCAGCTCATAGCCCCACTGGCTTTTCACACTGGACTCGGGCAGGCCATCAAACTGGCGCTTCCACGACGCACCGTATGTGGTGTGCAAGCGGTCAAAAAGCCAGTCGATGAATGTGGCCATGTTCGGGCAGGTCGTGACCTCTACGATCATTTCTTGGTTCATGCGAGTCTCCTGGTTTCAGCTTCAAGTGTGTACGGGGCTGGGGCTGGCTGACGGCGAGCGCTGGCGGGCAAGTCTTGTTCAGGCCACTTCTTGCCCGTGCTGCGCTCCCATTCTTCGCGTTGCAGACGGGCGTCGCGTTCGCGGAAAGTCTCGGCGGGGGCGGTGCTGCGTGGAGCTGGCCGCTGGCCGGACTCTGCCAGCGCTTGACGGGCTTGGCGCTCGGCATACCAGCCAGCATCAAAGCCCTGCCAGTTGTACTCGACGCAAGCCACAACGGCGGCGTTCGGGCTAATCCCGGCCTTCTCTGCTTCGCGCCCGTGACGATTCCACGCCGTTTCCGTCATCGGTGCGCGCTTGGCCTTGCGCACCAACATCCAATCGGCCCACGCCTGCGATTCGATGCCATCAGGAATTGGAAATCCAGCCTTTGCCGGGCGTGGCGCTGGCGCGTCAGCGCTCTTCTTTTCTTTAATAGGTTCTTTTACTGGTTCTTTTCCTGGTTTATGTGCAACATGTTCACTACCCTGGTGAACCTGTTGCACTACCTGTGGAACCTGTTGCACTTCGATGTGAAACTCCTTCACATCGGCAGGAACGCCAAAACCCAGCATCAGCGTGTACTGGTTTGATGTTTTCAGTTTGCCGATAACGCGGTGATGTGTGCGGATGAATCCGGTTGAATCAAGTTTGGCAAGCTGATCCATGACTGATCGGCGCGTCAGGCCGCAGTCATCGGCCAGCCGATCATGTGAAGGGTCGCAGCGCCCTGTGTCGCCGTTGTGTCGGTCGGCCAGCATGACCAGGACGATTTTTTGGGTGCATGGCAGCTTTTGACGCACAGCCCACGCGATAGCCTGAAAGCTCATGCGGCCACCTCGCCACGCAAGCAATGCACAGCCCACAAGCCCGCAACCCACTCCACCCCTTTGCCGGTGAACATCGTGCGTGTAAAGGCGTGCTGGCTGGCCTCGCTGGTGCCAGTCTTGACCTCAAAACGCCCAATGTCAATGTGTTGTGCGTATGCCGCCCACTCGCCGCCCAGGCGGTACATGATTTTTTCAGCCACCAGAAATTCACGGAATCGCGGCTCACTGGCCTTCAGCGGCTTGGCGACTTCGCGGAATCCTTTTAACCCCGTGGATTCGACGTATTTGTCAACGAAGGCCACCTTGGGCGCGGCCAGCGCAAGCGGCGCCTGTTGCGCTTCGATTTGGTCGGCTTGGTCGGCGGCCAAACGCATGGCCTGCGAATAGGTTTGCGGAATGGAGAACTGAGGCGCAGCTTCCAGTTCGCGCCAGCGGGCAATGACTTTGCGGCGCAAAACGGCGCTGTAGCCGGTCAGCAGGGTCTCGGTCAGCTCACGGTCAAGGTGGTATTCGGTCTGCTGGCGGTTCATGGAGTCCAGATAGATGCCACGAAAAGCCGTGGCATCTTCGCTAAGTTCAAGGAGCATCTTTTCAATGTCGGCGGTGACATGGAAATGGCGCTTACCAGTCAACTCTGCGATTTCCCGCGAAGTCATGGTTGCGGCTTGGGATTTGGTTGTGAGATTCATGATGGCTCCTTACAGGCTGATTCGAACGAACGTACAGCCGATGGCCGCCTCAATTTCCCGCTGACGGATGGCGTCCTGTTTTTTTCGGGATTTGTGCTCCGGCTCGTCAATTTCGTAGGCTGTATTTGTTGCAGCGTGATAGCCATCAATTCGATACGACAAGACGGAAAACTGCCGGATTAACTGGATGCCCAGCAGTTGCTCAATGGTTTTGAGTGCGGCATCCTCTTGGAGTCGGTTCGGGACTCGCGCCAAACCCTTGTATTTTTCAAGAATCAAGCCAACAAACGCACCATGCAGAATGAATTCCTGCTGCGGTCGGTTCATGCTGTCTTGGTAGGGCGCTTGCGTGCAATGGCTTGCAAATTCTGTAACCGCAAGCATGCCTTCAATGTCACGTTTGACGTGCTGATGTTGCTTTCCCGTCAGTTCCGCGATTTCTCGGCTGGTCATGGTTGCGACTGTCGCGCCATGAGGTACAATAGGGTTCTTCATTTTCGTTTCCTTGCTTCAAATCAGCCCGCCTTGCACGCGGGCTTTTTTGTGGCCGATAGAAGGTGCGGCCACGCCACCTTTTTATTTTTGACTTGCCGCTGATTCCCAGCAGGCCAGGCAGATTGTTTGCAGGTTTTCCGCTACAGCTTCGCCTGATTGGGTAATGCGGGCGGCCAGCAGGTTCTGGTTTGGCGCTCTCGGCAGGCAACAGGTCAAACACTGGTAACCGTCACGCTTTAGCACCCACTTACGCAAATCACCCTCTACACCTTCGGCTGAAATAGCTGTTTGGAGCTGATCGGCGATAAGGCGGCGATGGGCTTTTGTCGTGGCCATGATCTCGTTTGCTGCGGCTTGAATCTCGGCAATTCTCCGATAGAAAATTTGCATCTGATCGCCCAGCCGCGTGTATTCGGCCAGTGCCCGCGAATCCCTGAATTTGCTGCTGATGCCTTTTTTAAATCGGCGTTTTGCGTTGTTGTGTTGGGATTTTGTGCCGATAGCCAGCACTCTTTTCAGTAGCCGACTCTTGCGCTCCATGAGTTTGAGCATGGCCATTAACTCGTCCTTGCCCATCGAGCCATCTTCTTGTGCAGCGCCGCGCTGAGAAGTGACAAGGGACGCCGTTCGGTTAACTGGAGTTAACCCAAAAATTTGATTGAAGCTCATATTTAGCCAAAAAAAAGGCTATACCTGCAACCTTCCCTTTCGGGATTTGGACTAACGGCACAATTCCGCCAGGTTGCAGGCATAGCCCCGCTGTGAAACCGGAGTCCAAGCCGGTGCTGCAAAAAATATTGCAGCGATGACATTTTACCCCCAGCACTCACGGCTGGCAAGCGGTTTCGCACCAGGCTAAGCAAGGGTTTTTCCGCGAAGCAGGAAAAACCCGCCGGTGGCCAGCACGCCGGTGGCCAGCACGCCGGTGGCCAGCACGCCGGTGGCCAGCACGCCGGTTCTAATTCGGTGGAATTCCACCAGATTGGCGGGCGGCCCGGCGGTGCGCGGCGGCCAAAGCGCGAATTCGCGTTTTGCTTTTGGATCAATGGGTTGCAAGCGAACAGGCGCAAAAAAGCCGCCTCAGTGGGCGGCTCTTGCGGGCACCGGGCGACCTACTTGGCGTCGTGCATGCGCTGTTTGAGCGCGTAGGCCATCAAGGGATGCAACTTATCGATGGCATTTTTGCGGGCGCGCTTGCGCACCAGCTCCGCGTCAAAGTTTTCCGGGCTGACGCAAGCCGACTCGCCGGTCACAGTGAAGCCGTTGCGCAGGACAAGGACGCAGAAGGTCAGGAGGTGCAGGGATGCTGGCTCATCGAGCGCGTAACCAGCAGGAACACCGCCATCATTCACGGCGACGCCAAAAACACCATCGGCGGCTGTAAAATAGTGCTCGCTGCAGATATTCACCTCAATATCTGCAGCGAGCACGCGGCGCGGTCAAGCCTTTGGCCTGGATTTCGTTTTCAATTTCGTTGTCGGGCATTTTGGTTTATCCTGGTTTTTTGCTTACGCGACGATCATGTAATCGGTGGCCAGCGAGTCAGAGCCGCTCGGTGCCCACGTCGAGTAACTGCCATCCGGGTTTTTGATGACCCAGTAGGGGTTCATGGGTGCGCCATTGAATGTCCCGGCGCCGACATATTCGGCATGCATGCCTTTGCCGTTCCAGCCAGCGCGCTGCACCTTGGCGCCCTTCTTTGTGGCATCTGCGGCCAAGCCAAAGGTTAGGCCATCCGTGGCTTGGTAAGCATTGTCAAACTGCTCTTTCGGCGACCAGCTGATGTAGCCATCGAAGTCGTCATGATTGGCTTTTCCGCCGTCGGTGTACTCGACCAGGTAGCCGTCGTCAGCCCCGTTTTCGTCAGCGGGCAGCGCCCAGCCCCGCAGGTCGTTGTACGCCTGGCGCGTCATGGGTTTGGCTTTGATGATTTTGGTGCCGATGTACTGTTGCATTTAAATTTTTCCAGAAAGTTTGTGGAGACGGAATTGTATCAGTCGTTGTCGATGGGGTTGATGATGGCCAGGTGTTCGGCCATAGCCAGCTTCAACCGCTCTACTGCTGCGCGGAAAAGTGCTGATCGTGCGCCGCCGAATTGCAGCCGGTGTATTGCGTACAACTCAGCAAAGCACGCGGATTCAGTTACGCGAAAGCGCGGGCCGCCAGCATCGTAGATCGCTTGGACTTGCGCAACGGTGTCGTAGTCGCGCTCTGATTCGATAAACCGCGTGTTCTGCGGTGATGGCGGTGGCAGGGCTTGAATCAGGTTCATGGTTTACTTGGCGTCGTGCAGGCGCTGTTTGAGCGCGTAGGCCATTAGCGGAAACATGGCTTCTTTGGCGTTGATGATGGCGTATTCTCTGCCGATTTCCTCGTCGATCTCATACGACGGCGCACCCGTGACAGCATAGCCGTTTTGCAGCGTCAGCACGGCCCAACGCAGGGTCTGGCCGGACGACGTGACGTGCGTCACGATTTCGGTGTGGACGATATTTCCCTCGATGTCGATGGGCGTCACACGCGGCACGGCCAAGACCTTGGGATGGATTTGTTTGTCAGCGGCTGGCATTTTATTTCCAAAAAGTCAAAGTTGGACGTTGCGAGTCACCGCCGACAGGAGTTCGATCTGGATTTCCAGCCTTCGGGAAAACTCCGACAGCTCTCCCTCAAGGGCGCACGAAACGGGGTTCGATTCGCTAGCCGTGTCTGACGCGCTGTTGCGCGGGTCTGACGACAGGACGCTTCGTGTGGCGTCAATCAGCGCGCCGATTTGACGGCCCATGCTGTCAAGTTGCTGCTGAATGCAGTCGATTTGCTTTGAAATTGGCGATTGATCTGGTGCAGGAGGTTGATCTGGCGCGTTGGAATGGCGCGTCTTAAGTTTTGCACTGGAAACGGTTTTTGATTCTGCGGTGGAATAGTTCATGATGATTTCCAAAAAAAAGTTTGCGAAGCCACAATTTTACACGATATAATCCAGTCACGATGTTTGAAAGCATTGCAAGCGTAACCGGCACGTCAGACCGGCACCCAGTTTTGGGCGGATGGCCGGATGGTAACTACCGGCACAGGACATGCACCTGCTTTCTCATCCGCCCGCCCAATCCCGGCGCGGGCAACTTTTGAAAGAAGTTGCTGTGACCCAAGAATCTCAACCACTCCTGCTGACGCCAGCAGAAAAAGACGCGCTACTCCAGCGCGCTGGCGAAGTCGCCGAGGCTATCGCGCTGGCGATGCGCAACCCAAAGCCGACACACGGCCAGCTAATGCATATTTGCAGCATGGCAGGGCTCCTGTCGCGCTCGATGAACAAATACTGCGGCCAGCTCAATGAGCGCGGCAAGACTCGGGCGCGACGCATCCGGGCACTGAATCATCACAACGTCGAGCTGATGGATGCGCTTGAAAAAATCATCGAAGCCGATGATGCGCAGCGCCTGGGCCAAGTTGAGATCGAGGCTGGCCGAGTTGCGCTGGCTGCGGCTAAAGGGAGTGCGGCATGAATAACTATCTTAAAGATCAGGCCATCGCCGATGCGCTAGCAAAATCATTGCTGCCAGACGATGAAATGCGACACCTTGTAAGCTGTAGCGCCCCGATACCAGCCGGGAAAAATCACGAGTTTTTGACTTTGCGCGAAGAAATTGTGGTTAAAAGTATTCGCCGGGCAACTGCAAAGGCTGCTGGTGTTCGTATTGATGCGCTTGAATCGGAGAAATCAGAGTTGTTGGCGGTACTGCAATTGGTGAATTTTAACTTGGGGGTTGATGGGTACGGGGCAGATCTTGAAGATGGGGAAGATTTGACAATCGACAAAGTTCGTGCCGTCATTGCAAAAGCCACCGGGAGTGCAGCATGATCGCCGTGATAACCGCCGCCATTTTCTTTTTTGCTGCCGGGGTGTCAATGCTGATGGATGGCGTCGATGGCAATGACGAACTAGGCGCGCTTTTTATCGCTGTCAGTTTGTGCATGTTGGCCGGATGCGCCGCCATAATCCTGTTCATCTAGGAAAATGCTAACAGGCTTTACCATAATCCTGCTAATCGTAGCGATTGGCGGGATTCGTTTTATCTGCACTGGAGATTATGAGATAGGCTTCGCGCTGTTTTATGTCGCCAGTGTTGTTATCGGCATTAATGTCACGCGCATGGTTTGCACTGGCGCGAATTAAATCAGGTTTACCGTGGGGGTTTGAAAATGATTAACCAAAAGTTGCCCCGCTGGGCATATCTCGCATTATCAGTCCCATGCGTCGCCGCTGGCGTGTGGGCGTCGAGCATTACGCTCCAGTATTTTGCGCACGGCGCGGCGGCGCTGGAGACCGATCCAACAATCCGCACGCTGGCTACCAGTGCAGCTATGCTGTTGGTGGTGCTTGGCATGGCTGCGTTCGGCCTGGCTGCGCTGATGACCGAAGCCCAGCTCTGGGCGCGCCGATGGGCACTGGGTGCGTTTTCCAGTGCTGTCATGCTGCTGGAAATCGCCACGATTATCAGTGTGCAGATGGCGATGGCCACGGGCGCAGTCATGGCGCAAGGTGCGGTCGTGGGTGATCTGGCTGACCTCCAGCACCAAGTCGCTCAAATCGAGGCGCAGGCGGCCAGCTACGCAGCTACGGCAGCGGTTATGCGGACGAACGGTAAGCCAACAAAGGCCGCCCCGTTCGATGCACTGGCGGCGGCTGAACGCGCAAAAACTGCGCCGCTTTACATTCAAATTTCAGCGGCGCGCAATGCAGTGCGCCCCACGCTGGTAGGCATGCTTGGCGAACGCGCCGCGCTGGCTTATGTGATCGTCCGGGGTGGCTTAATCGCACTGGGCGGCGTGGTGTTCCTGGGTGCCGGTGGTGCGCTGGTGCGCTTGGGCTTGCAGGGCGACGATGCACCCGACACGCCGCAGGTGCGCCAGCCAGCAGCAAAAGTGCGTCGAAAAATCACACCCGTGACGTTCGCAGGGATACACCTGCGCAGCCGTTTTTCTGGGCAGTCGGGGCGTGCTTTTGTTGGGCGCCCCGCTGCCCAGCCAGCGCCAGTTACACCTCCAGCCCCAGCGGATGCACCTGCGCAGGTGCAAAAAGTGCATTCGGTGCCCGAGCGGGTGCAAGTGCAAAAAGAGGCGAGTGCGAAGGTGCGTCAGGTGCCCGCCGGGCTCAGGGCCGCGATTGAGTCGGGCGAGTGCAAACCATCACAAGGTGCGATCAAGTTGTTCGCTGGGTGTGGTCAAGAGACGGCTGAGGGGTATCTATCCCAGCTTGCTGCTGATGGTGTGATCGTCAAGCGGGCAAGCGGGAAGGGCTGGGTGCGGGCATGAGGCCCGTCACACTGCGCCGAATCAGCGACACAAGCCAGATCGTGATGTTGGCAGACGGCTGGACTGCGGCCAGCCAGCCGGGCGCGCCGCCTGCACACCATTTGCCCAGCGGCGACGCACTAATCGGCGTCGAGCAAATGCGGATGGATGAAATTATCGAGCTGCCCGACGGCAGTTTTTTCGTTCTCCCGTCGGATATTCGCCAGGCTGTTGAGGCGCCGATTTACGCGGCTGCGGCGCAATATCATGGCGAGCTGATGACGCGGTTGAATGCGCTGCCGTGGTGGCGACGGGTCTGGCTTGCATTGCGCGCAAAGCTGTGATCCAAGAGCGCATTAAAAAGCCCGGTCTGTGCCGGGCTTTGTTGTTTGAGGTCGGCAGGCGCCCGCTATTCGCAAAACTCAATAGGGTGGTGCCACTATGCGGGCCAATGCCTTAATAATGCTGCGCTCATGCTCGCATCGTTCGTGCTTAGCGAAACTCTCAAATGTTGGGTGATAGTAGGCTTCCGGCTTGCGGCCATCCCTCTTCATGTGCCTCAGCTCGCCACGCTTTACAGCATCATTAAGCGCTTTACGCACCTGCGCAGGAATCCGTCCGGTGACAAGTTGCACCCGCTGCATTCGAATCTTTTCGATGTTTGCTTGATCGGCGGTTATTTCCCCGCGCTGAACCAAGTCTTGCAGGCGCTCTCGGTCGTTTTGTTTGAGTTCCATTTTTATCCAGTTGGTCGGTTGTTGTGTAATAAACCAAGCTTTGTTGTTTGTGGATAAGGCTATTCAATAATCACGACTTTGACGCCGCGATTTGAAACAAAATCGTAACTTCCTTTCCCGCGTTCAAAATCATTTTTTGAAATGCTCCTAGTTTTTATATCGTGCAGGTCGTGTGCCCAATATGGCGATTTTTTGAGAAAAACAGGCGTATCTCCAGAACAACCAGGACTGGACTTCAGTTCTTCAAGTTTTTTGATAAGCTGGTCGATTGTGATTTTCATTTTCTGCTTTCGGTTTATTTCACGACTTTAAATTCTGGAACCCAGACCCACGGGTTTGCATCCCATGAGTTGGAGCCTTTAATATTTCCCCATAGCCATCGATATTCAATGCGCGGGGCGTTCATTGTGATGTGCGTAATTCCCTCGGCCAGCGCATCCGCCTCGCTGATGTCCTGCAACCGCTCCGCGCGCACACTGACGATTTCCAGTGTGATGCGGGAGGCCCAGCGCGGCATGTGGATGCTGGGGCGCCACCTGAAGGGCACATGCTCTTGATTCTCAGGGCTGAAGATGCCACGCACGCCGTTGCGCACTGTAATATCTTTTTTCCGGTCGTCGTCGGCTGCATACCAGACGCAGTCGTGCGGGTAGTGCTTGGCAAAGTCGCTGCTCCATGTCTCGCGCACCCAGAGCCGGTCGCCGGGCTGGCCGTAGGGGCAATTCATTGCCGCACTGGCGCCATCCATGAAAAACTCACGGCCTTTCTGTTGGTAAAACGGGCCGCATCCGGTGGACGGTGACGGCGTGAACAGTGTTGGCTGAGGCTTTACGATCTGCCGCGATTGCGTCTTGCGTCCCTCACGAATCGCCCGGACTTCCCAGTCCTTCATAGGCCAGCTTGCGCGTGTTTTTTTCGTTTCCATTTTCATCTTTCAGTTGCTGCGGAAAATCCCGCTGGTGAATTTGTGCTGCTTTGCCGTGTCACGCGGTGCCAGCTCGATGTTGAACGGGCTGGGCTTGCGATTAAGCGACTCCAGCAGTTTGGCTTTGGCGTCGGCGCGCTTTTCGGCGTCGGTCTTTTTGGGTCTGGTCATTTCATGGCTCTTCGAAAAAGCTGCACAACTGCTGTCGCAGCTTGGAGCGCCACAACTCCATTTCCCACGCATTTGAGGCGCTGCGCTCGGTGGCTGAAGTCCAGTCCTCGGGCCAGCCCATCAGGCGCTCCGCAAAGTATGGATTCAGCCTCTTTGCTGAGTGCTGGGGTGAGGTGGGGCTGGCTGGCGAGGATTCCGGGCCATCGGTTGTCTGCTGGGCCTGGTGCGAAAAGCCCCATTGTGCAGTCGCCACCGTCAGCGGCAGGCCTGCGCCGTTGCCATTCCCGTGCTTCGCCTTCAATGTCGCTGCCCGTGCGTGCCACGTTTCCGGCGTCTCGCCATCGTTCGCTACCGACGCGCTCGGCGTCGGCCATGCGCTCGCCTGCTCCCTGATATTCGACCCCATCTTGCCGTTGCTGTAGGTACTGGTGTTGCAGTCTGGTGTCGCCCAGTTCAACACCTCCGTCGGTAGTCCCGTCGTGCGCTTTGTGTTCGCCCGCTTCTGCAATGCTGGATCGATCTTGCTCATGTCCCGCGCGCCGCTGCACACGTCCGGGGTTGTCCATAGCCGGGCATTCATTGCCAGCGTCACCTGCGCCCCAGGGCGCACACTTTCCCGCAACATTGCCTCGTCCGTCATCCTGTCGTTTTGGTCTTCCGTGGCCTTTGGTGTTCTCCAGTTGTCGCCAGGCCCAGCAGAACCACCGCGCCCGCCCGTGGCTGGCACCCACGTCGGATGCGGAAAGAGTGAGCCATTCCGCATCCCACCCCCGGTCGGCCAGTTCTCCCAGGACGCGGGCGGCTGCGCGTTCTTCGAGAGCGCCTTCGGCTTCGTCCACAACGGAGGCGGTGGCAGAAGCGATGCCTGCGACGTTCTCCAAAAAGAGGTATCGCGCACCGCAATCGTCGGCAATGTCGAGGATGTTGAAAAACAGACCAGAGCGGGCGCCGTCGAGCCCGGCCCGCTTTCCAGCGAGTGATAAGTCTTGGCACGGGAATCCCGCAGCGATGCAATCCACAACTCCACGCCACGGTTGACCGTCGAAGGTGAGTAAATCGGGCCAGACAGGCGCACCATCCAAGGAGCCGTCTTCCATGCGCGCAACCAAGACGCTGGCTGCGTATGCTTCCCGCTCAAGGTATGCAATGGTGCGATTCGTGTGGCCCATGTAATCGAGCCCGGCTCGCAGTCCTTCACCAAGCATTCCGACGCCGGCGCAAATTTCGATGGTATGAATGTCCATGTCATGCCGCCCGCCCGCCGCCGCGCAACGGCCACCGACGGCGCGGCGCCTGGGTGCGTGGTGCTGGCGCCCGCTGCGGCACCGGGTCAGCGATCAGTCCCAGTCGCCACGCCGCGCCACGCACGCGGTCGCTGACTCCAAGCGACAGCACGGGTGGCCAGTTGTGAGCAGTGGCTGCAGTCGTGTAGCCAAGCGCGACTGAGACGGCTTCGGCGCCGCCGAACAGCGCGTAAGCCTCTTTTTTCGTGAGTTGATTTGTGTTTTTCATGGTGCGATTGTAGCGCATTCTCGGAAAACTCAAGATAAATTTGAAAAATCTCAATTTATCTTGATGCGGCACGAAAAATCGTTTACACTAGCATCCATGCCGCGAACAAATCAGACGGCATCAACACTAGGAGGTCGAAATGGGAATTTTGAGAGAAAAGGAGCTTGAGGCTCAACTTGAAAGGCGCGATGAGCGCATTCTTCAGATAGAAGCTGAGCTTACTCAGCTAAAAACTGAAAATGCTCAACTTTACATAAAAGCTCGACTTGGCGAACCAGATAAAATTCTGGCGTCCGGAGGGATGATTAGTAATGCATGGGTTTGTAGTTCATGCAAAAAAAGGCATGAATCCACTGACGAAATACGCCCGCCATCGCCATGCGGCTGCGGATCAATTTTTTTTGAAAAAGGAAAAAGGGCATCTCACTAGTAGCCAACCCTGCGCAAGCGGGGTTTTAAAAATCAAATTGGAATCAAAATGAAAACCATCAGCGAAACCCTCGCGCTTGAAATTTACGCGCTGCTGAACGTGGGAATCCACGACACGCCGCCGCGCTATTGCATGCAATTTGTGCGTGCTCGTGACGCATTTGCCGCTGAGTGCGAAAAGCCAGCCGAAAGCCGCGAGGCTGTGCTGTCGGAAAGCCTCAAGACGGCGATGGCTGAGATTGAGAAGCTCAAAGTCGCACTGGCAAAATTCAACGCGCCACGCTGCCCGGCAGGCATGATCGAATACGAATACTGCGCAGGCACAAGCACCTGGGGCTCAGAAGCTGGCGCAAGCGCAGCGACGCGGCTGGTTTGTCACCTGGAGTACACGGCGGCACTTCCAGCAACTGAAACAGACCCGGCAGAACCAGCCAGCGTGTCTTTGGTTGCCGCATATCACGGCGGCGTCAACGTGCTGGATACGCTGGTCGGCAAGGGGCATGAGATTTGCATCGAAGAGGAAGCGCTGAAAGAGGTGATGTCGTGAATCACGATCACCTCGGCGATATGACCCGCCTGCAAACCCTGCTGCTAACGGCGCAGCACCCAACGCTGTCGCGCCGCATCGGTCGATTCATCGGTCGGCTGATTTTAAAAGCGATGAGTTTTTGAGAAATAAAGCAAGCCGGTTATGCCGGTTTGGTTTAGTTTTTAACCACTGGAGAAAAAGCATGAGCAAAACACACTGGAAAGTTCTGATGAACCCCGATTACATCGGGGCGTATTTCATTCCGCAAGGCCAAGATGTGACAGTCGTGATTGATTACGTTGTTCGCGAAGTAATCACCGGAACGGGTGGAAAAAAAGAAGAGTGCAGCGTAGCGCACCTGAAAAATGGCGTAAAGCCATTCATCTTGAATGCCACAAACTCAAAAACCATCGCCAAGCTGTACGGCCCGTTTATCGAGGACTGGGCGGGATGTCCAATTACTTTGTTTGCAACAACAACGCGCCTAGCTGGAGATACCGTGGAATGTCTGCGAATTCGCCCAGTAGTTGCAAAGCGCGTTGCCCCACAAATAGCCGCAGACCGATTTAAAAAGGCGCTTGCATCCATCAAAGCAGGCACGTTTACAGCAGAGCGACTGCGCAAAGATTTCTCCCTGTCTGCTGAACAGGATGCGGCTGTGGATTACGCATTGCAAGAGGTTGAGGTCGATCTACAGGCAAAAGAAAGTACCTCGGCAGAGTGCGAAGGCATCGGGCCGCATGGCGACCTAGAAAACCAGAAAATTGAGACTCAAAATGCATAAATTTCGCGCATCATCCCTTTCGGAAATCATGACTGACCCGGTTAGCATCGATGCATCACTGCTGACGCCGGAGCTTCTGGTTATTAGCAAAAAGAAGGTCAAGACCGACAGTGATAAACTGGAGTTGGCGCCATTTTGGGATTTGTCGCTGTCGGCTGGTGCAAAAACTTGCGTTGAGAAAATCGCAAAGCAAACCATCTACGGTTACGAAGAGATCGTAACTGGAAAATACATGGATAAAGGCATTCAGGTTGAGGGTGCTGCCATAGAGCTTTATAACAGTGTGATGTTTACAAGCCATTCAAAAAACAAAGAGCGAAAAACAAATGAATGGATTACAGGCGAGTGTGATATTGCAACGCCGCAGAAAATAACAGACATAAAAGCAGCTTGGTCGCTATCCACATTCCCGGTCACAGCAAATCAAGGGCGCGACAAGGGGTATGAGTGGCAGCTTCGCGCTTATATGATGCTGTGGGATGTTGATCTTGCTGAGTTGGCTTACTGCCTCATTGACACGCCAGAGGAATTGATTGGGTGGGACGATCCCATACTGCATAGCGTCAGCCATATTCAGCCGGAATTGCGTATTACCCTGGTGCAATATCAGCGCGACAAGGCGTTGGAGGAAAAGATCAAACGCAAATGCGAGGCTGCAAATAATTACCTTGCAGCCATCATGCAACAGATAGCAGACGAGCATACTTTTTAATAAACCCTAGCGCCCGCCAGTCGGGCGCCAACTGGAGAAATCATGAGCATCACAATAAACCAACTGCGCCATCACGCGCAAGAGCTGCAAACCCAGGCCGCAGAAGCCCTGCGCATGGCCGATGAGCTGGAAAAGCTGCCAGCCCCAATTAACAGCGCCATCATTTCTGTCAAAGCCATGTTGCACCGCCACGAACTTTGCATTGTTAGTCGTGACGCGCTGCGTCACGCATTGCTGTGCATGAATGAATTTGAGCCAGACGGATTATGTGAGCAAGTCGAGCACAAGGCTGCGCTTTCGGCTGTTGAATCTGCGATTGAAAAATGACCCGCTATTCCACCGGCTACGGCGCCTACGAAATAACCCCAATACCTGGCCAGCCGCAGATCGCACACTGCCACGGGTTTTTCATTCGACACGACCGGCGCGGGCAAGGTCTGGCACACCAGCTCAAGGCCGATCAAAACCGGCAATTGAAGTGCGAGGGCTACGACTTTGCGACTTGCACAGTTGATGGTGCAAATGAGCACCAGCAGCGGGTTCTGAAAAAAGCAGGCTGGCACAAATTATTTGAGTTCAAAAACTCAAAAACAGGCGGATTAACTTTTATTTACGGATGGAGTGTGAAGTGAAAAAATCACCACGATACGCGGAAATTCTGAAGCTGGCGGAGCGTCCTGAAGGCGTTGTTATGTCATCAAGCAACGGTGGATCGGTGCTGCAAAAGCTGCTGAAAAGCGGTGAAGTCATCAAGCTGCCGTCTGGAGATAAACAAGTGCCAAGTCGGTATTTTTCAAGCCAGGCAGCTGCCGATGCGTTTAAAGCGCAGCCGCCAGAGGTCAAAGCGAAAAAGCAGAAAAAGGCTAAACCGTGGAATGTGTGTGTTCCGGTAAAGCCCAGCGAGAAAAAGCCGAAAAAAATCGCAGAGCCAAAAGCTAAACCAGTTAAAAATTATTCCACCTGCGCCGACGATAAGCGGGTAAAATGGCATTATGTCCCGTAACCGTATTTAAACCATCGACAGGAGAAGAAAGTGAAAGTGCAAAATAAACCAACGGCTGAAGAAGCTGTGCTTGATCGACACCTTGAGGCCATCATGCAGGCATCCGGCAGCGCACTCAGGCATTGCGACTTTTGTGGCGCCGTATCAGCCATGCGCGCTGCGCTCAAAGAGGCCATCCGCGACAGCGCTACCCAGGCAATGCCGCCGGTCGCCGATGCTGGAGACGCATTCGAGCGCATCAACAACACAGCCCGGACGCGGGCGGATGCGGGGCGCATGATGATCGAATGGGCGCGGGCGCATTCGACTGTGCAGGATTAAATAATCAACCCAGCCCGCCATGTGCGGGCAGAGAGAAAACCATGAATGAAAAAAATGAAACACCAACTGGCGAACTAACAGACGCCGACATACGCGCCATTCTGCTGGGCTGTGGCTATACGATCAAGCCCGGCATGGACGACCTCAAGCCGTATGTCTATGCCGGGGCGCGGGCGCTGATTGCTGTGAGCCGTGTGCCACGGGTGTTTGCCGAGGGTGGTGTGGGCAGCGAGTTAACCGACAACCAGATTTCTGAAGTCGCCCGTAAATTTTTGATTGATGGCGGGAGTGGAGCTTATTTCGAGGATGATGGTCTGCACTTCGCCCGCGCCGTGATTGCTGCCGACCGGGCGCGGCGTGGCGTGGTGGATGGCGATGCAGCTATGCCGGTAGAGTCCATCAAATACCAGCCCAAAGCAATCGAAGACCGCGAAGCGCTACCCCAGCAGCACAGCGACGATGCGGCCGTTGACCGCTTCGCAACCGCCATGAAGGCCAAGATGGCCAGTGCCCGCGCTAAAGGCCGCAGCGGCTGGAGTGACCCACTGCAATGCACCGCCGCCGACCTGTCGCGGATGCTGCGCGAGCACGTCGAGAAGGGCGACCCGGTGGATGTGGGCAACTTCGCCATGATGCTTCACCAGCGCGGCGGCGCCATCGTTCAACCGCCCGAAGCACAGGCGCCGTGCGCATGGAGTGGGATAACAACGACCCCATGCGGTACTCAAAAGGCTGCACCAGAAACGCAGCACTGGAAATCCTGCGTAATGCTGTAGATCAGGCCCGCACGGTGGTTGAGTTGGCCGAACTGGTGCAGCGCGATCACAACAATTTCAAAACCGAACAGGCTGAACAAGCCAAAAAGGAAACCCCATGACCAAAGAAAAAGACCCCGTGGCTGAGCTGATGCGGCTGGCTGATGAATACGCCGGGCCTGAGTGTGACTCGCTCTCTGTGCGACGCCTGGCGCTCGAAACCCACGCCCGCGCAATGTCTGACCGCATCGAGGAATTAGAAGGGCTGGCGCGTATCGGCGGATTGAGCGCGCAACAGCTAAAAGCGTGCAGTGGCGATAATGCGGTGCTGACCGGGCGCATTGCAGTGCTGGAGCACCAGGCTGCCGCTTACGAGCTGCTGCTGGACACGAAAGAGCGGCGAGAGGCGCGACAAGTTGATATAGACCAGCTGCGCGATGAAGCTGTGGTAACGCTGCAATCAGAGCGCGCTGCAAACGCACTGCTGACGGCGCAGGTTGAGCAACTGGAGCGCCAGCTTGAAGCCGTGGGCGCGGGTGGAATCGGCCCGCAAATTTTAAAGGGCATAGGCAAGATCAATGGCGACGGATGGAAGGACAAGACAAGCAAAGGGGAGGTGGTGTTTGCGTATGCCAAGGAATTACCATCCCCATACGCAAAAGGTCAGCATCCGCGAGTTGGTAATGTGATTTGGAGTGCCAGCGCAGAGCAGTACGACTTTGTTCCAGCGACATGCGACGAAGTTCAGGATTTCGTGGAGTCTCGCCTTGCAACTCAGATCGAGGTGATTTCCATTTTGACAAATCAGGTAAAACAATTGGACTGTCAACTCGAAGCCGTGGGTGTTGGCGGCGTGTCTGCGCTGATTGCGCCCACGGTGGCGCCAGTTTATCTGGTGGCCACAGGCCAAGTGCATAATGGGCTGGAGACGTACACCCGGCACGATGCTTGCCCGCCGCTGTGTGACGTGGAAAAGCTGTACTCCAGCGCGCCTATGCCCAAGGTCTGAACAATTTGCGTTCGACCTCGAATTTGATGCGCGGTACGGGGCCGCCATAGCCGCCGCGCCAAAGCCGCCAGCCAGTCGCGCAAAGTTCAAGCGCGGCGACCGGGTGTATAAAACCAAGGGCGCAAGCGAGTGGCATGGGATCATCGTCGGCGAGTACAGCACCAGCAAAACGCCGAAGGGCTGGGCAGTGGAAAGCGGTGAGCATGATGGAAGTGTGCAGATTTACCAAGAGACCGTGCTGGAGCTGGCCGATGAACGCCCCGCGCCGCCGATCCCTGACCGCTGGCTGAAAACAGTCTGAGCCGTCAGCGCGTAGTCGAGGCCCGCCAGTGTGCGGGCTTTTTCACGTCTGATTTAAGGAATGCGGTACACTTAAACCTCAATCAACAGGAAGTAGCATGACATATACCCCACTCAAAATCACCAAAGACCTGCTCAAGCCCTGGAGCCCGTGCTCCAGTGGTTACAAATGGTTCATCGCAAAATTCCCTCAGGGCGCTGAGTTCACAACTGTGCAAAAAGCACTGCGCCAGGATCAGCGCTTTGATGACGCCCGCTGGCTGACAGAAAAGGTCTGGGTTAACGTCATCATGAAAACGCCAACTGCCGTGGCCGACATCACCGCCGACTCCAAAGCATCTGCCTTGGAGATCATTGCTGAGACCACGGTGCTGAAAGTTGAGTCTTTGAGTCTTGAGTATCCGTCCGAGGTCGCGTCTGCGACGAACGACGGCGGAGAATATTCCGCCCGGATTGGCAGCTCGGGCTATTCCGCCCGGATTGGCAGCTCGGGCTATTCCGCCCGGATTGGCAGCTCGGGCGATTCCGCCCGGATTGGCAGCTCGGGCTATTCCGCCCAGATTGGCAGCTCGGGCGATTCCGCCCAGAT